AGGATACAAAGAAGCTGGCGCGCCCCGTCGCCACCAAGATCCGCCAGATCACCCGCGAGGACGGCAGCGGCACCGGCGTCACGCTCACCTACACACGCGAGGCCGGCATCGAGTACGACGACGCGACCGGCAAACTCACGACCGACGACCCGGCGCTCGCGCTCACGCTCGATGATAGCGCCAAGCTGATCGACTCGACCCGCACCGCCTCGGACGTCACCCGCGTGCTCCAGCGCGTGGTCTCGGGCGCGGGCTCCGACCTGATCCCGGTGCGCGAGCAGGGCGGGGCGTACTTCATTCCCGCCGGCTCCACCGTCATCGGGCAGATGGACGTGATCCTCGACGCGATCGGCGGCTCGCTCTCCAGCTTCGCCTGCACGATCGGGCACGGCACGGACGAGTCGATCGCCAACGTCATCACCGACTACATGCTCAAGCAGATCGGTGAGCTGAAGACCGCCGTCGCGGAACTGCACGAGAAGGGCATCCGCGCCGACGTCAAGAGCCGGCGCATCACCCGCGTGGCCGAGCTGCGCGACCGGGTCGGCGCGTACGCCACGCTCGTCGGCACGCAGGCGTCGATCCTGACGTCGGCGATCGACGAGGCCGAGGAGCTGTTGCTCCAGAAGCTGGGCGAGCGGATCGCTCAGCCCGAACTGCCGCTCGTCGCGGAGCCCGAGCCGGCGCTGCTGTAACATGGCCGCCGAGCGCTACTACCAAGCCCACGCCCCGCTCCTCGCCGAGCGGCTCGCGTGGGCGCGGGACCGCGTGCTCGATGCCGCCCGACGCCTCGCCACCGCGCCTGACGACCGACTGCTCGCCTTGTCGGTCGTTGGGCGCGTGCAGGAGTACGATGCCATCGCCGCCCTCCCCATCGAGGAGATCGACCGCCGCGCCAAGATCAGCCGGACGCAGCGGGCGTTACGTCGCCGTTCCCGTCCCACCTAACGACCACCACCATCACCGGAGTCTATCCACATGCCAATCGCTGTCGAGACCCTCACGATCGCCCGCATCGGCGGGCGCGAGTTCTACCTCCGCTTCGACGCCGCGCTGGAGAAGGACACGATCGTCGTCCGCGACCAGCTCACCCTCACCCGCCTCGGCGAAGCGCTGGAGGCGCACACGCCGGAGCCCGCGCCGGAGGCTGAGCCCACGAACGGTAAACGGCCGCAGGCGCGCGCCCACGGCTACTCGAAAGTCGGCTCGCTCGGCGCTAGCCGCGAGGAGCTGCGGACCGCCCTCGCCGAGCACGGCCAGCTCCTGCCGGCGCAGGAACGCACGGTCCTCACGCTCGCGTGCGAGGGGCGCGGGATCGGCGAGATCGCCAAGATGCTCAAGATGTCGTCCTCGGCGATCGCGGACGTCCGCCGCGCCGCCGCGCAGCGCCTCGGCTTCACGCCGAAGGCTTACCCGCAACTCGCGACGCGAGGCCGCACCGCCGGAGGGAACCATGCCTAACACCATTCAGACCGCAGGCTCCGCGCGGATCGACGGCGTCTTCGGATGCACGCGCGACTCTCATGTGTTTGCCGTGGCCGGCGAGGAGGACAACCCGGCGGTCGGGCAGCAGTGCCGGTGCGGAGAGCAGCGGTGGACCCCGCCCACCGCCCCGAGCGCGGAAGCGCAAGCCCTTCTGGCTCGTCTCATTGCCGAAGCTGCCGATGAGGATTCCATACTCAAGTTCGATCTCGCGAGCAACGCGCTCGCGGACTACATCGCTTCGCTGGAATCCCGTCTCGCCTCCCACCCCGACGACCGCAGCGACAGAGAACGGGAGATCGGGCCGGGTGCATGGCTGCGCCGCTGCTGCGCGAAGTTCGATCGGTTGCTCTCGCTCGATCACAAGCCCGCACGCGAGGCGAGCGAGGAGTACGACGAAGCCTATCACGTAGCCGTTCACGCACTGCGCGATCTGCGTCGCTTTGCCGATACGATCGCTCCGACGTGGGCCGCCGCCCGTCTCGCCTTTCCCGGAGAGGACCATGAGTGAGCGATGCCCAGACGCACTGCTGCCCGATGGAACGATTTGTCCACGGTGCGGCAACGAACGAGCGCCGAGTGGCGTTGACGGCGGTTCGTGGGTTCATGTCATGCGTTCGCCCCGCGCGGCCCCCGACACCGAGGGAGAGACGCCGGTTGTCGCTCGCAACCTTGCTCTGATGACAGAGCGGTACCACTTCTGGCTCGGCATCGCGAAAGGCGCGGCAGAAGAACTTGGCCTACCACCTGACGGCAAGGCTGAGGAGTTACGCCCAGCAATTGGCGAGATTCTCGCCACGGTCGCCCGCCTCGAAGCAGAGTTGGCGGAGAAACAAGCGGAATGGCTGAAGGATGGAGAGAACTTCGCCAAGGCCCGCGCCCGCCTCACCGCAGAACGGGACCGACTGCAAGAGAACTTTCGGCAGGCGGAGGCTTCACGTTCCACAAACGCGACGTTGCTTGATCGGGCGCTCAGCGAACGGGACCGACTGCGAGAGGCGCTGGGCCTGTCGGCCGGGGCATCGCTGGAGGAGATGCTGAAAAGAATCGAAGGAATGGAGCGTCGTTGATGACTGACCCCACCTACACCACAATGGGCCTCGCCTGCGTGACCGCTGCCGGCCTCGCGCGCCGCGAGGGCGAGGCCCAGACCGTCTGTCGCACCACCGAGGGCGGCGACGTGCGTTATCGCGTGATGCCCTCGAATCACTACGCCGTTCTCCGCGAGCACGCAGCGGCGGACGCCTTTCTGCCCCTCGCGTCCTTCCTGCCGAGCGGCGAGGTCGAGGTGTACCCGGCCGGCAAGGTCTACTTCGCCAATGGAACCCGTTAGGCACCGGAGGTGCCCAGCCATGTGCTTTCACTGTCACCAAATCTCGGCGGCCGTCATCACCAACCTGCTCGCGGCCGAGATGCCCCCGCTCCTCCCGTTTCTGGTGGACGGCATGGACGCGGAGCCCCAAGGCCATCACCGCCTACGGTACGGGCTCGCGCTCCTCTGCGCCGCGCTCCAGCCGGTCGGCGAAGACGCGACCCACGTTCTCCTCGCGCCGAACGCGGAGCTGATCGCCGACTTCCGGCAGAAGTTCACGGTCGACGAGACGGAGCGGATCGTCGCCATCGCCCACCGCATGGGCGAGCACCTGAGCGCGGTCGAGCAGTTCATCAGGAACGGCCTCCTCACCGGCGCGCACGATGCCGCCCTGCGCGCCTCAGCACCGGAGCAGAACTAGGATGCCCACCAACCCCGCCACCCGCCCCCGCGTGAAGCGCCGGATGCTCAAGGCCGGCACTCGCGCGTTCCTCGACGACGCGGCGCGCATCCGTGGCATCCACGAGAGCGGCTCGTTCGCCGTGCTCACCTTCCGGCTCGACCGGGATTGGACGCAGGTGGAGGCCGCCGAGTGGTACGGCTGCTCCGCCCGGACATGGCGTCGCTGGGAGAACGCCGAGGTCCAGATTCCGAGATCCGTCTTGAATCGCATCCGCGCGGCGCGTAGCTTGCGAGCACGGACTCCATCCTCCGGGTGATGGCCGGAGGGGAAGGTTGGCGAAACGGGACAGAGCGCCTCAGAGCTTCGGCTCTGGGGCGTTTCTGTCTAGGAGCCCCGCAGCGGCCTCAAAAGCAACGCCCCCTACTCCGACATGGAGCAGGGGGCGTTCGTCGTTTGGGCGCGACGCCGCGAGCGCGGCGGGGCATCTCAGACAAAGGGTGCGGAGAGATCCCTTGACGATAACTCTCCATCGGCGGCCCGAGTGCCATCGCCCAACCTAGCGGCATGGCGCTGCGGATGGCAGGCCAGTCGAAGCTTGGGGTCGTTGAGCGCGGGGTTGGGGAGGGGCGTGCCCATGCAGCAGAGCCGGTGACACAGCTCCCCCTCGGCCGCGCCGCAGCGGGGGCAGGAGACGGCGAGCGCGGCGCGCTCCCGGTCGGACATTTCAGGCATCAGGCCCTCACGGAGTAGCGGTCCCACGCGGTCACCTGCTGGCGACGCGCGCGATTGTGCCCATCGAGGTAGACATTGTCGTCGAGCCACTGCATCTCGGTCAGCTCCTCCTCCGGCCGCACGTCGCGGTACCATGCCTTGGGCCGCCCGTCGTCGCCGGACGACCAGCGGTAGCCGCGCGCCTTGAGCTGGTCCTTGAAGTGGAACGGCGAGTTGAGTGCCCAGATCCGGATGGTCGTCTCCCGGGCACGTTCGAGCAGGTGCGCGAACGCCGGCCGGCCATCGAGCGTCGCCATCGCCAGCAGGTGCACGGCCGCGAGCGCGTCGTCCATCGCCCGATGCGGCGTGTAGAACAGATCGCACACGTCGGCGAGCAGGACGCGGAGCTTGTGGCTGTCGAAGCCGTGCGCGCGCCACGGCACGTCCCGGTAGGAGCAGCCCCACGGCTTTGCGACGTGCTGCGGGAAGCGCCGCTCCCACATCTTGCGGTCGAAGTCCGCGTTATGGGCGATCAGGAGCGCCGCCCCGCGCACGAGCGAGGAGACGACCCCGCTGTCGATCGTCCGGCCGGCAATGTCCGCGTCGCGGATGCCGGTCTTCTCGGTGATCTCGGCCGGCAGCTTCCGCCCCGGGTCTTCATAGCTCGCGTATGTGTCGAGCACGTCGATGATCTCCCCCGTCGCCGGGGCGAAGCTGAAACGCACGACCGACAGCTCGATGATCTGGTCCGTCAGGGTATCGAGCCCCGTGGTCTCGACGTCGATGAAGCAGGCGATGGCCGGCGGGGTCAGCCCGGCGGCGTTGTAGTTCGGGTACGGCTGGAAGCGCTGGAGCACGCGGAAGTCCGGGTGCGCCTTGAGGAGTTGGACCGCCTCGCGAAGTGCGGCGTCGGTGTGGTTAGGCATCAGTACGAGTCCGGGCTCAGGAGCAGGACGCATTCGTAGCGCCACCGGTCGAGGCGTGCGGTCTGGCCGGCCACGCCTAACGTATTCGGGCCGAGCGGACGGAGGCTCGGCCGGTTCATGGGGAGCGCGAGGTACCCGACGAGCACGTCGACGCCCTGCTGCGCGCTCCGGACCACGGCCACGAGATGGCCCATGTGTTCCAGATTGCGTCGCATCGTCTCCTGCCCCGACTGCACGCGCCCGTCCGGGCGTTTCACTTCGAGGTACAGGCTCAAGAACGGCCCGCGCATGATCGGGAGGTGGAGGTCTGGCATCCCGGGCAGGAGCCCCATCGCCTTCGCCCGGCCGCGCGCCGCCTTGGAGCGCTGGCCGCCCTTGTTGGGGTTGATCGCGTAGAGGAGGTGCAGCTCAGGAAACTTGGCCTGCAATCCCGAGGTGAGCGTGCGCGGCCCGCCGGGCAAGGCCGGGCCGACGCACGCTTCGAGGATCGCGGATTGAATGCTCGCCTCGTCGGGGCCGAGCGAGCGCTTGCGGCCGCCCTTAGTGAGCAGCGGAGAGTTGGGGCCGAGTCGAACGGTCATGTCGGATCTCCGTTCACCCACCAGTCCACCGATCGCCCGGAAAACTTGGCGAGCTGCTGGAGGAGGGCGATGCTGGGTTTGGCCCGGCCGGTCGCCGGCAGCCAGAGTCGGTTGTGTGTGCAGCCGATCGCCCGGCTGGCCGCGAGGATGTTGCCGTCGAAGCGCTCGTTGATGAACGCCGCGATCCGTCGCGCGATCGGGTCGTGCTGCGCCCGGACCGCGAGCCTAGTCGGTGCTGGCATGGGTCTCCCGCCTGACGAGGTTGATCACTTTGCCAAAGACAACCGCATCGCGGAACTGGCCCGCCGGCAACTCGACATCCCGCTCCGCCTCCAGTCGCAGCTCGGCATACCGATCGGGGTGCGCGGCGGCGAAGGCGTTCACGGCGATCTCTGCCTCCTCCACCTCGCGCTGCGCGATGCGTTGATACTCACCGGCCTCGACGATCCCCTGCTCCTCCCGCCGCCGCGCCGCGTTCCCCCGCTGCCGCTGCTCGATCTCCGGCGCTTTCCGCAGGAAGCCGGCAAACAGCATCGGCTTGAACTGCTCCTCCCCCGTGGCGTTGTACTCCTGCACCGCGAGCCCCACCTCGCGCGGCGTCCGCACCGGCACGTCCATGCCGACGAGGTGCCGGCGGAGCACGCCCATCACCGACAGCGGGTTCCGGGTCGAGCGCAACAGCCCGGTCACGTCGGCGAGGTAGGGGTTGAAATCGAACTCGGTCACGAAGTGCAAGACAGCGAGCTGAAGATCAGCCCGCAGCTCTTTCACTTCAGAGTTCTGTAGTTCTTCAGAACTAGAACTACCAGAAGAAGAAGCAGATGCAGATGCAGAATGCGTAACGTTACGGGGCGTTACGCGTAACGCCGGATCTTCGGTGTCTCTTTGGCGCTCACGCATCCGGCGCATCCGCTCGGCAGCCGAGTGATCCTTCATGCGGTAGCGCCAGTAATTGAGCACGATGAAGCCACCATCGACCCGCACCATCCGCCGGCCCTCGAAGTCCGAGGAGCGGCTGTCAAGGTCGGGCTCGCTCAGCGCCTTGAGCGCGGCCGCGCCCGCCTCCTTCGAACAGCCATCGGCGCGGACGATCGCCCCGCCCGACGCGCGGACGAAGCCGTAGTTGCCCGGCGGGACGACGAACCCGGTCGGCTCCATCGTCTTGAGATCGAGCGCCTCGGCCGGCCGTGACAGCTCGTACGGGTCCGCCATGACGAGCGCCGTGATGAACAGCGAGCGCACATCGCGGTCGAGCCAGAGCGAGGAGTCGATGATCCCGCAGTCCAACTTCACGAATGGCATCAGAGTAACCCTCGTAATTCGATGATGGCCTTATCGAGTCGCCCGAGCGGCGAGTCGGTCGGGGGGTTGCCGGTGGCTGCGATCTCCAGCGCCACCGCGATCTCCAGCTCCTGACAAATCGGTTCGAGCATACGCCTCCACTCGAACTCAGCGGACGCCTCACCTTCCTCGAAGCCCTTCTCCTCTCGATCCTCGACGATCTCGCTGCACCAGAGGCCGCGTATGATCGTCTGCTGCTGGCGCGCCGAGAGCGCCTCGACGAATTGCTCGAACGCCAGCACGTCGGCGACCGAGGCTTCACTGAGCGCGGCGTCGATCCGCGCGCGGCAGGCGTCGCACATTATTTCGCGAGCCCCCAGACGATGCACGAGCGCCCGTCGACCACGACCCGGCGGCCCGTGTCCCAGAGCGGGGAGCGCAAGCCCTCGATACGCAGCCGATCCCGCGCGCGGTCCATGAGATCCCGGCCTCGGTCGTCCCAACTGAGTGCCCGGCCGAGGCGCTTCTGCAATTCGTAATTCGTGTCGTAGGTCTGGACCAGTTCCTGAACGAGCTGCTCCAGCCGCTCCATGTTCGGCTTCGCCAGCTCGCTGCGCCGCGAGCGGATGCCTGACGACGACATGAGCCGCACGCCAGCGGCGCGCTCGGCGTCGTGCAGATAGGCTTCGAGCTGCTTGTCGTGCATGTCCCCGTACAGGCGGAACATCTGGAGGATGCGCGCCTGACTGGCGCGGAGGTTGGTGACGTCGAGGGCGGCCTGCTGGCTGGTCGCGGGATCGGTGCGGCGCGCGTGCGCGCTAAGCTCCAGTTGGTCCGGGGTCGTGCCCTTGGTCTTTGGCATCGTGATGGGTGTGATGGTTGATGGCGACTTGCACGGACTCGGTGAGGGCATCGAGGAACGCGACCAGTGCCACGGCCGCGCTCTCGTTCCGCAGAACGCCGACGAGCGCTTCCTCTGGCGACTTCTGCGGGTAGAACAGCGTGAGCGCGAACCGGCCATTGACCAGCCGGCTCTTGCCCACGCGAAGCTGGATGCCGTCGCCCACGGCATAGGCGTACGTCACGCCCTGCTCCAGCCGTTCGCGCCGCTCGGTCATCGCGCCCCGCGCGTCCGCTTGCCCGTGGCCTTGGGCTTCGGCGCGTTGAGCATCGCGTAGTAGGCGTGCAGCGCTTCGAGGTACCCGATGAACGCGGCGCGCGGCACCTCGATCAACTGCGCGCAGGAGTTGCACTGGAGCAGGTCGCCGAACATGGTGGACCACTGCCACTTCTTCGCGTTCCCGCACTGTGGGCACGAGGCCGGCACGGCCGCGAGCCGGAGGTAGTTGGCCGGCCGCTGCGGCTCCTCGACCAACGCCAGCTTTTCCTGCGCCCGGTGCCACGCCTCGTCAGCGAGCTGGCGCTTTGTCTTTCGCTGTGCCATGAGCCCTCCTCGCGCGCTGGAGTGACCTGAGAAACGCCACGAACTTCGTCCGATCGTCGATGTGGACACGAATCGCGCCCGAACGGAAATGCGCGAGTCGCCGCTCGTGCTCGTCAGGGTGGTGATCGGCGATGACCTGATACGCGGCCGCGACCTTCTCCATGTGCTCGATCTCCGCCTCGGTGAGCACAAGGGTCTCGGCCACCTCACTGTCGGGGATGTGCGCGTTCTCCCGCAGGGTACCGACGTCGACCACTGAGGGCCACTCACGCTTGTTAGGCATAGGGGCACTCGCCCTTGTGCGCCTCGCCCGGCCTTGCGCCGCACGCTTCGCACTGCTTCCCCACACCCAGCTTCTCGCGGAGTGCGTCCGAGCGCTCCTGCGTGCGCTCGATGACCGTGGCCTCGACCTCCTCCGCCGTGTCGAGCAGCGGCGTCGGCTCGTTGATGCGCCCCGTCTCGAAGCGGTTATCCAGCTCCACGGCTGCGCGAAACTCGGGCGAGAGGTCGTAACGCTTCGTCGCTCGCTTCACGACGGTCTTAATCGCCATGTCCGCCCACCACTGCACCCACGGGCCGTCATCCTTGGCCGACGACACCTGCCGGATCTCCTCCACCTCGTCGCGTGTCATCCAGTGCGGATCGCGGAACCCCGAGGGCGTGATGACGATGGCGTAGACGTGTGTGATGTTCTCATCGACCTGCCCCTTCCGGTTGAGGTCGGGCTCGTGCACGATCCGCAGCTCGCTGCCGAGCTGCACGCTGAAGCGGTCGCCGGTGTAGACCGGGTGCGCCGGGATGGCGATGACCGTCTTCGAGCGCTGCGCGAGGGCGACCAGCCCGCGCACCATCGGCATGAGCACGCACTTTTTCTTGCGCGGCACGAGCGCCGCCTCGCCGGTGGGGCCGCCGACCATGAGCCCGAGCGAAGCGGCCTGCATCACCGACTGCACGATCGACAGCTTGTCGCACTGCTGGAGCGCCGGGGTCATGGAGACCTGCAAGAGCGCCGCGCGAATGAGCTGCGGTGCTTCGATCGGCCCGCGCATCGCCTGCGCGATCGAGGACTCGGCCTTCGCCAGAATCTTCGTCAGCGGGGCATCCTGCTGGAACAGTGCGACGACGCCCGTACGGACCTCGGGAGAGAGTTGAACGCCCATGTCAGTCGCCTCCCGTGAAGTACGGACGCAGCGACGTGAACGGCTTGCCCTGCTTCTCGAACTTGGCGAGGTCGAGATGGCACTTACCGACCGTGGCGACAACCTCCTCGATCTGCTCGGGCAGCGCGAGCGGCGCAAGCCGATGCAGTGCCGGGATCAGCTCAGCCCAGACGCTCGTACGATCGAGCGGCCGGTTCGCAGCGAGCGCTTTCTTGTCGAACGTGGTGCGCCCCTCGTTGAGCCGCAGGTACGCGCGATAGCCCGGGCCGGTGTAGCAGTTCGGCTCCTCGTTCACGAGCGCGAGGATGCGTTCCTTCGCCGTCTCCTCGATCTGCGCGGCCTCTTTGCTCAGCGTCTTCGCCTCGCGCAGCAGTCGCATTGCTTCGACGAACTCGGGGTCGTCGCGCCGCACGGCCGTGCCGCCCTGCGCTTCGATCGTCAGGCGCTCCGTGTCGTCGTCGGTCGGTGAAGGCGGCACGCGCGGGATGACGTGGTTGTACCAGAACTCCGTCGCCTTCTCGACCATCTTCTCGAACATCGGGTAATCCGCCGAGAGCGTCCAGTGGAGCCCGTCCCACTGGTCGGCGCAGAAGATGATCCACACCCCGAACTCTTTGCCGGAGAGCCCGAGGTACCACTGCATCTGCGCGACGTAGTCCGGGCGCAGCCCCTCGCGCTTGAGCTTGGACCATGCACCTAACGACGGGCATTTGATCTCCGCCATCGCGTCGCGACCAACCAGCTCGCGGTCCATGTGACCGCCGATGAACTCGTGCTGCGGGTGGCGGAGGAACTTGTTCGAGCGGCGGAGCTTGATGCTGGTCTCTTTCGCGTACCACTCAGCCGCCACGCTTTCGAGCGCGATCCCGCGCTTCGTGTGCGGGTTGTCGGCCGCCGGCTCGTCGAGCCCCACTTTCTCGCGGTAGAGCTGGAGCGGCGTCTTGTACGGGTTGACGCCGAGCAGCGCGCCGATGTCGGACCCGCCGATGTACTGCGTGCGGGCAGGCCCGGGGAACGTGAGCACGTTCGTCATACGGTTCTCCATGTGATGGAAACGTGGAACGGGACGCCGTAAGATGGGGGCCGGGCGGCCCCCATGCAAGGCGATCTCGCCCCCTCCTTACGCCCCCGTGTCGGTGCCGAGGATACGCTCGGCGAGGAAGTGCACCTCGGGGCTGTCCCAATAGAGCGTCTTGGTGAAGAACGCCACGCGGAACGTGACGATCTTCTCGTGCCCCTTCGCGTGAATCCACGACCAGATCAGCGGGGCGACCACCTTGAGGTCGACCGAGGGCAGCGCCGCCCCCAGCTTGCGGTGCCCCGAGTAGCTGGGGGCGCTGACCTGCTCGATGGCCGAAGGTTCACCGATCCCGTATTTCCGCATGACAGCCTCCCGAATGAGTGAGGGCTACCGGGTGGTAGCCTTGGCGCGTTTACGCCGTTTACGGGCCACGCCCGTGCGCTGGCGGCCGGTCCAGCCGGCGCGCGCCAACACGACCGCGCAGCCACCGAGCGCGTCCGTCGTCGCGACGTCGCGGTCGAAGTCGTGGTTGGGGTCGGTCCCCTGCTGGAGACAGAAGCCCCGGACCGCCGGCACCCAGCGCTCACGGATGTTGTACGCGCCCCAATAGCGAGTGAAGCGCAGGTCGTGGTAGAGCTGCTTCGCCGTCAGCCCCGGATCGAAGCCGACGTAGAGCAGCGGCATGAAGCCCGCGCTCGCGACGACCGAGTGCCAGTTGTTGCAGTACGCGATGACCTCGCGCGCGGGCGTCCCGACCTTCACGCCTTCGAGGTCGAGCGTCACCATCGTACCCGGCGGCAGGAGGAGCGTCGTCGTTTCGTCCGCCGCGATCGTGCCGTACTTGACGCCGAGCGCGGCGCTCGGCACCCAGCCCTCCGGCGCGACGTGCTGGACGACGATCAGCCCGAGCCCCGCGTTCAAGATCGTGTCGACCTCGCTCCGCGTGAGGTCGTAGTCGTGACGCTGCTCGCGCCGCACGTAGCGCGCGCAGAAGGTCTCGCCCTTCGCCCGGCGCTGCCGTGCGATCTCGGGCGTGACGTGGAAGTTGCAATCGAAGCCGCGCGCGCCGGAGGGCACGCAGTAGAGATGGGCGTCCTGCATCAGTCACCTCTCGGGGGACGGGGCGGCACGTCCGGCCATTTGTGGCGGGGCACCGGGGGCGGCGCGGTATCGGGTGGCGGATCGCTCGCGCGCCGGCCGCCGACGTAGCGCGCGCGGAGGTACTCCCCGAACAATCGCACGACCGTGAGGGGCGCGAGCGTCTGGATCAGCACCAAGCCGCCTAACGTGATGACGCTGGCGAGGCCGAGGAACTTGACGCGGATGCCCTCGACGTTGGTCCATGTGCGCCACAGCTCCGCCGCGAGCGCCGCGAAACCGAACAGGGTAGCGATGACGCCGAAGAACAGGATGATTTTCTGCCGCGTCTTAAAGAGCCCATTGTCTGTCATCCCCTCCCCCCACGCGCGTTAGGGTGGCGTAACTTGCGTGTCCATCGCCCGGCGCACGACGTCGGCCGGCGGTGGCCCCATCCGATCGCTGAAGTGCGAGAGCGCGGACGAGACGCGGTGCAGGTACGTGTCCACGATCTCCTTCGCGTGCTCGGGATTCTTGTTGGCGATCATCGCCTGATTGAACTCCCGCTTCATCGCGGTGAGGTCATCCTCTAATTGATACACGGCGCGCTGGACCTGTGCTCCCGGCCGCGTGAACCGGGGCCGCATTCCCGTGGGGCCTAACACGTCGTTCTTGAACTTGTCCCAATCGCGGTTGTTGATGTCGGTCTGCAAGCGCTCCCGGTGGAAGGCGAGCATCGAGGGCGCGGCCACCTCGGCCGCTTGGTGCAGAAGCCCCGCGATGTTCTCGCCTAACGGGTAGTCTTTCTTGACGACCGGCTTGCCGCTGAACGGATCGGCGTTCGCCACGGCCCGCGCGCCGATGTCGAGCAGCGGACCGCTCGGCTGGAGGAATGCCGGGAACTGATCCGAGATCGCCCCGCCCGTGGTGCCCGGGGGCGCGGAGGACGTCATCGAGGAGAGCGGCGTCCAGCGCGCCATGTCGGCGTTCGCCTTCTCGCCCCGCTCGTTCATGAACGGGAGCTGGGTGAAGCCGGGGAGGAAGTAGCCGAAGTTGTCGCGGCGGTCCTGCGGCGCGATGTCGCGCTCCTCGACCGGCCCGACCTGCTTGCGCGCGTAGAGATCGAGCGCGGCGAACGCGCCCATCAGCGTCGCGTAGCGCCACGGGTGGTCGATCATCTGGGACGCGAAGCGCGGCACTGCCCGCAGCGGGTAGAGGAAGAACGGTGAGACCGTGCGGCGGATCATCTGCGTGGCCGGCGACTGCGGCGCGGCCATGTCGCCTAACGCGCGCTTGGCGTTGACGGCCGCCGCGTCCTTGGGCATCCCCTCCGCGACCTGCTTCATGTACAGCGCGATGCGAAACAGGTTGTCCTCGTTCGCGTAACCGCGCCGGATGAACGCCCGGACGCGCGGATTGAGCGCCGCCCCGGCCAGCCCGCCTAACGTCGCCCCGAGCGCGGCGTCTTCCGGGTTCTCGTTGTCGGCGAGGAGCCCCGCGCCCACGGCCGCGCCAACCGCTGCGCGCGTGGCCGTCCCGCGCCGCTTGCGCGCGGCGACCGACTGCTCGGTGATGCCGCGCTCGCGGAGGACGCGCTGCGTCTCGGGGCGCGTCGTCTGGAGCAGCTCGCCTAACCCCTCCTCGCTCCGCTGGGCGCGCGGGTTCCGCACCTCGTTCGGGCTGAACGTCGCCGAGGCTTCGAGCACGCCGGTCTCGGAGAGGTGCCGGGTCGCCGGCCCGTACGCCTTGAGATCGGAGAGCGCGCGCTTGAGCCACAGCGGCTGCTCGAACAGGTGCATCCCCTCCATGTGCGCGAAGGCGACGTTCGAGGCGACGTTGCCGACCGAGGTGCCGACGTTGAAGATCGTCTTCGCCTGCTTCCAGAAGTTGAGGAACTGATCCCACTTCCCCGGATCGAAGGCCGGCGCGATCTCGTTGTACACCGCCCGCGTGACCGGCATCCCGCGCAGCACGCCGTAGCTCCGCGTGTCGGGCAGCGTCCGCCACTCGCCGCCCTTGGCCTTGAAGCGGTCGCTCAGCTCTTTGAGCTTGACGAAGGAGTCGTCCATCAACGCCTTCGCCGCGTCGCGGTCGGCGGTCGTCTTCGCCGCCTTGTAGAGCGAGCGCGCGGCGAGGAAGTTGGACAGCTCACTGTCGTACCCCGGGTGTACCGTACCGGGTTGCGCCCGAAGCTGCTCGTGCAGCTTGGCCGCCGCGACGTCGTGCCACCCTTGGTCGAACGTCGCCGACGCCCGGTAGCCCGCCTCACGGATCTCGCCGAGCGTGACCCGCTGCTGCTGCTGGACGAGCTGCGCCTCGGTGAGCGCGTCCTCGGCGTCCTTGACCCGCGCCGGATCGCCGGACGCTCGCGCGTCGGCCAGCTCCACCTCGGCCGCGCGAATGGGCTCGTCGAGCACGCGACTCTTGGTGGCCGCCCCGATCGTCTTCCCCTGCGTCACGCCACCGGCCCGGTGGTCGGCCACCGCGTCGAGCGCGTCGAACTGCGCGTACTTGCGCTTGAGGTACCCGGGGATCGCCTGCGTCGGTTCGAGGACGCCGTGCTGCACCTTGGCGTCGGTCAGCTTCCGCACCTCGCGCTCGATGCCGGCAGCGACCGTAAGGACGTCCTGCATCTGCTGCGGGGTGAACTGGTTCGGGTCTTCCCACTGCTCGTTCTCGATCACGTCGGAGACGGCCCGGTTCCCCGCCGGGCCGAGGCGCTCGGCGGCGCGGCCGTGTTCGAGCGCGACCGAGCGGCCGTACGCCTGCGTCTGTCGGTACTGCTCCAACGCCTGCTTCGCTTCGGGGGAGAGGAGCGCGCCGGGGTTGAAGAACTCGACCATCCGCTTCCCCGCCTCGGTCCGCGTGAGAAGGTTGAGCACGCCGCCGCCGAAGACGTCCTTCGCCGCCTTGAGCCGGTGGCTCCCGATCATCGAGAGCGCACCGAGGGCGATGGTGGGCTTGGACGCCCGCTTGATGTTCTCGTTGTCCGACTCGCCCATGACCGCGCCGACGCCCATGAGCGCCGCCGCCGCCGGGTAGCGCGAGAGTTGGCGCAGCGCCGGGCCGATCGGGTTGGCATGGAGGAGGAGCCCCGGCGGGAGATCCTTCGGCAGCTCCGCCTTGGCGATGGCGTCGGAGACGATCTTTGCCTCCTCGGCCGTGGCCGGCGGCTCCTGTGCCTTGAGCTTCGAGAGCGCCGCGTCGAACTCGGCGTTGGTCGCCTCCTGCCCCGCGACCTCCGCCTCGGTCGCCCCGTGGTAGCGGCTGGCCCGGCGCTCCTGTAGGAGCCCGAGCGAGCGGAGGTCGTCCTTCCGCTGGTTGAGGAGCTGATCCGCCTGCTCGTAGGTGTCGGCCGCCATGCCGTGGAGCTGGGTCTCGATCCCCGAGACCGTGTGCTTCGAGTGCTTCTCGACGGCGTCGATGAACTCCTGCGCTCGTTCCTTCGGGACCGCGACCGCGAACTCGTCGCCACCCGGCCGGAACGCGCGGAGGTCGACGCCCGTCTCCTTCGCCGCAGCGGCGATGGCGTGGCCGAAGCGCTGGATCGCCTTGTCCCCGGCATCGTGGCCGGCGACGTCGTTGACCCGCTTGAACTGCGCGGCGTCGAACGCCGCCCACGCCATGCTCGGGTCCGCGTCGATGACCGAGCGCGCCTCGGTGAACGCCCGCTTGTTCGCGAGCCCGCTCAGGTCGTCGCGCATGATCGCCGTCCCCAGCTCGCGGTTCTCCTTCACAAGCCGCCGCATCCGCTTGCTGGTGAGGAGCGTCGCGAGCGCCGCCCCCGCGACGAGGCCACCCGCCAAGGTGCCGTAGAGCGAGCGCGAGGCCGGCGCACCCTCAGTGCCTTGCGCCTTCGCCTCCTCGGCGGAGAGCCCGGTCATCGCCATCGCACTCAGGATCGGGAGCCCAGCCTTGCGGATCGCCGAGCGCATCGCGGGCGTTAGCTCGACATGCCAGTGGCCGTAGCCTTGGATGAAGACACGATCCACGGGCACGTTCTTGAACCCGAGGTTCCCGAGCATTCGCACGACGGCGCTCTTGGTGATGTCGTCGTACACGAGCTTCGCCGCTTTGATGGGCAAGGACGCAACCTTCACGCGGTTGGCCGCGTCCGACCATGCGATATGATCGTGCCCGCGCTCCGCCGCATCGAGCAGGAAGCGCGCGGCGTTGAGCGAGAATGCGGCGCGCGTTTCGAGAAGCGGCGACGGCGGCACGGACTTCTTCGCTGCCCTCTCCGCCCGGTCCACCTCACCCCGGGTCCGCACCTGTTCGTCGTACGCGGACTGTGCTGCGATCTGCGTCTCGTTCGCGTGCTCCGCTGCGGCCTTCAGCTCGTCGAGGGCTGAGCCCCACTCGGGACGCATGGTACGCAGCAGCTCGAAGTCCGGCGCGTCATCGGGGTCCAAAATCCGCCGCCAGCTCGGCGGGCCGTAGGCGGTTGCCCGGCCGGTCCGCTCCATCTCGGCCCACTCGTTCTGTAGCTTCGGGTATTCGGCGTCTGCGAGGTCGGCCAAGGTCTGCCGCGCGTCGGTAAATCGGTCCTTCGCCTTCGCCTCGGCGTCGACCGCGCGGTCGGTCTGCTCCATCGCCCGCTGCGCCGCCTCACGAAGCGGGCGCAGCGCCTCCTCGGTCTCCGCCACGGGCCGGCGGATGCCGAACTCGTTTGCCTCCTGCGCCCAATCCGACTGCGATTCGAGCATCGTGGCGATCGTGCGCGACGGCACCTCGCGCCCGTGCTTCAGCTCCCACGCCGACCGGAGCTTGTCGGCGTTTACCTCCTCCCGGTGCGAGAGCCCGGTGATGTCGGTGACGATACTCCGGTAGTCCGAGGCGAGCCGCGCCGCCTCCGGGCTCGGGTTGTTCGGGTCGGTCTCCGAGGCGGGCATCGCCTCCAGTTTGCGGACGATCTCGCCGAGCTGCCGGTAGTTCTCATTGCGCTCCACCCGCGTGTCGGCGATGACCTGCTTGGCCGCCTTCACCACGGCCGAGTCGTTGGGGTCTATCTCGACCTGCTCGCCCGTGAGGCCCGGGGTCTCGTAGACGAGGTGGTCCTCGGCGCGGACATGCCCCGCGAGGTTGGGTCGGGGGTCCATGACGTAGCCGGCCCGCTTGCTGTAATGGCCGCCCTCGTACGACTCCTCTGGGGGGTTCTCCAGCACGTTGAGCAGCTCGCGGTAATTCTTGCCGCCGCCGAGGCGCTGGAACCCGGAGAACTCTGCTCGCCCCTTGGGGGTGGGCTCGACGGGCAGCGCGTACGGATCGACGGCCGGCGCTTCCGTGGTCTCCGGCAACGCGAGCGGCTCCGGCTCCTCCTCCGGCGCGTCCGGTAGCGTGTCCCTCGCGCGGTCGATCCGCCCAGTCTCGTCGCGGAGCTTCTCGATCTCCTCGTAGATGTGCGAGAGGGCGTACTCCGGCTCCTCGGTTAGCGAGTAGTGCCGGCTCTCCGCCTCCTGATAGACGGCGGTCGCGTCGATGTAGCGTGAGAGCGCGTACTGCACGTTCTCGTGCAGCTCATTATCGCTGTCGTCGAGCGCCTCGTTGTTGACCGCCTCGCTGGCCGCATCCTCGCGACTGGAGAGATCCTCCGCGACCACCCGGCCGTCCGGACCCAGCACCCGGTAGGTGGGATCGCCCGGCTTCTCGGAGAACTCCAGCGTGCGCGCCGCTTCCGCGCCGTAGTCCTCCGCCACGCGCTCGCGGATGTGCTCCTGCGTCTCTCCGCTGACATGGTAGAATCGGCTCTGCTTGCTCTCGCCGCGCGGGCCGATGTGTGTGAAGCTGTAGTAGTGATCCGGCTCGGCAGCGGGGACCTCCTCGATCCTGTAGCCCTCCTCGCGGAGCACCTCCTCGGGGTCGCGGCTCGTCGAAAGGTCTTCCCAGATTTTCTGGAACGCCGCGTCGGAGTCGGCCGACTCGCCATACTCGCCGATGTATTGCAGTGCCGGATCGAGCACGTCGCGCGTGAGCCCCGCATCCTCCACCAACCGGTACAGATCGTGGAGCTTCTCACTCTGCCGGCCCGACGCCTCCTCCATGTCCTCGTAGGCGCGCTGCTGATCGTGCTCGACGTCCTGCTCCAGCTCCCTGATCCGCTCCTGCCGGAGCGAGAGCTGCTCGTCGAGATAGGGACGATCCCGCTCGTCGCGCGCCTGCTCGAAGACGTCGTCGATGTCGTGAATCCGGCCGGCCGGCGCGGTCGGAGGCTCCGGCGCGGCGGCCGCCTCCGGTGGCCCGCCTAACGTGACGCGCTCGATCTTCGGCAGCGTGGCATCCGCCAGCGCCATCACGTCGTCGCGCGCCAACTTCTGCTTGCGCGCGGCCGCGTCTTCGAGCTGGGGTAGCATCAGCTCCAGCTCTTTCTTCGAGAAGGTGCTCAACCCCTTGAGCTTGCCGATCCAATCGGCCGCCGGCCGGGGCTGGTCCCACGCCTTCCCGGGAAGCGCCTCGATCGCCTGACGCAAGCGGGAGACGAACTTCCCGGGGATTGGCTGGGTGCCCGGCGGCCGCTGCTCGCCCGGGAGGTCGGCCAAGATCCGCTGGACCTGCTCGGGCGAGACCTTGTCGGTCTCCGGGTGCATCTGATCTTGCAGCGCGCGGAAGAACTGCTGCTCCCCTTCGTGGCCGCCGAGGTCGAAGCCCGTGTCCTTCGCAATCTGCACCCAATCGTGCGGCGTCTCGGCGTACGGGAAGTTGCGCGCGATGTGATCGCGCAGCCTCACCCGCGTCTCCGCCGGGATCTCCTTCACAATCCGGAGCGAGCCGATCGCCAGCGCGCCGAGCCCCACCAGCTTCTTCTCGTCGTCGGTGAGGTCGTCGTTCGACGCCGCGAGCGCCAGCACCGCCGACGCCCCGACCTGCGCGCCGTACCGCTGCCGCGCGTCGTTGAGCGCCTGTCGCGCCCGGGCGAGCGCGACCTGCTGCTTCATCGTCGGCGGGCTGTCCTTGGGCCGGTCCTTCACGGCCGCGAGCGCGTCGACGTAGTTGTTGATCGCGTCGTGGTACTCGGTCGCCAGCGGCTCGCCGGCCGCACGCTCCTCGCCCGCCTGCGCGAGTGTCTCGCCCAGCGTCTTCGGTCCCTGCACTTCGCCCGGCCGCTGCTGCGCCGCCAGTTCGAGCTGGAGGTCCGGCTCGTTCGCCATCTGCTCCGCCTGTACCCGCGCGGCTTCAGCGAAACGGCGCTGCCGCTCCATCTGCGTGACCGCGTTCGCCTCCTCGGCCGGCCGCGTCCGCTCCATCGCAATCTCGGCGGCCGTCCGGAGCGGGACGGGTTCTTCCGGCGCGCGCGTACGCACGCGCGAGGGCGGCCGCTCGACCGCCGAGGTGCCGCGCTCCTCGATCTGCCGTTGCGCGAGGAGCTGATCGAGCCCCTCGCCGATCGTGCGGTGAAGCGTCTCCGGTGCTGGGCCGGCGGGAGGGACGTCCGCCTCCCCCGCGACGTCGAGCCCCAGCTCGGGCTCCGGCCGGCCGGCGATGTGCTGACGGATGCGGCTCGCGAGGCGGCCCACGGGATCGAAGCCGACGCCGGCCGCGCGGCCCACGACGCCGAGGCCGATCTCCGCCGCCGCGCCGAATGGCACGTTGAGTGCCGCCCCTTCGAGCGCCGCCTTCACCGCGTCCTCGACCGTCGCCCCCTGCTCGCGGGCCATGCGGTACTGCTGCGTCCCCATGATGATCTGGCCTTCGGTCGCCCCCCGACCCATCATCGACGGCAGCGCCGCCCGGAACGCCCGCGCCTCCTCGCCCACGCGGAGCCCGAGATTCCGCATCGAGGAGACCGGGACGCGCGGCCCCAGCATCTCCGGCACCTCGACGCCACGCGCCAGCCGGCCGATCGCCGTCCCGATCGTCTCCGCCCCCGCGCGCTCCAGCCCCGCTCCGATGACCGCGCCGGCCGTCCGGCCCGCCGCGCCACCCGCGATGAGCACCGGAGCCTGCCCGGCGAGTGGAGCCACGATGTCCTTCCCGATCGAGAAGGGCCGCGCCGGATACGCCGGCTTCGCCACCCCCATCGCCGTCTGCTCCTCCGGCGTCGCAACCATGCCCGGCATCTCCGCCTCGGCGATGTTCCGCCGCTGCCCGGCGTACGGGTCGTGAATGATCCCGAGGAGGTTCGAGAGGACGATCGCCCCGTGCGTGTCGGCTTCCTTCGCACCCGACGCGAGGAGCTGAGCGTTGTACGATTTGCGGTTGATGTCCTCCGCTTCCTCGTGCCGCCCCTGCGCGTGGAGCTGGTTCGCGTACTCCGCCCCGGCGGCCGCGATCTGCTGCCACTTCTCGGGCGAGAACTGCGCGCGCTGCACGCCCCGCGTCTTCATCGCCGCGACGTTCTTCTCGTGCGTGGCAACCGTCGCGGGCGTCTGGAAGCCGCCCGTCCCGGTGACGTCGGGCCGCTGGGTCTGGAGGGCGCGGCGCTCGGCCAGATCGTCCGCCGCCTTCTGCTCCGGCGTGCGGCGGTCCACCGGGGGGATCATCCGCCGGGGTTCGTTCGTGGAGGGGAATAAGTCCCCGATCGCGCTGGCAATCCCCGTGACGATACCGCGCCGTGGGGCGGGCGCGGTGCTGGAGCCGCTCCGAACGTCCGAGAAGTCCTCCGGGGCTCCCTGTGAGCTAAAGAGCCCCAGCGGGTCGTTCTCGGCCGATTGCTGCTTCCGGCGCGTGGAGTCCTGCGTGAACAGCCCGAGCGGGTCGCCCATCAGCGCTTTGGCGTGAGGAGAGCCTGCTTCCGCTTGACGGATGCCGGGATGTCGTAGCTCTGGGCGATCGTGGCATCATCCGCTCCCTTCGCGATCGCTTGGTCGTACTGCGCCTGTGTGATCGAGCGCCGCCCCGCGCCCCGGAGCAGCACACGCCCCGCGCCCTGCCGGCGGGTGTCGGCCGCCTGCCGCCGAAGCGCGGCCGCGCGTTCGGCCGCCGACTCGATGCGCTCCTTCCCGCCCGGCTGGGACTCCTCGACGATCCGGTTCGTGCCGGTCGGGATGGTGCGCTCGATCGCGCCCGCCTCGCTGGAGGTGCCACGCGCCAGCATCTCGGCCGCGCGGAGCTGCTGGTCGATCTCGCGCATCCGCAGGAGCGCCTGACGGTACTCCGCCGTGTTCTGCCGGCCGGAGGAGGTGAGCAGCGCGATCGCCCGCGACGCGGCGATGCGCTCGTCTTGGAGCTGCTTCCGCTGCTCGAACGTCATGCCGCCGGCCGTGCGCGGCTGCTGGCCGAAGGTGTCGTCGTACTTGACAACGTTGTTGAGCACACGCGCCCGCGCCTCGCGGGGGTCCATGCCCGCGTCGACGAGCGAGCGGATCTGCTCCTCCTCGTGCGCGCGGCCGGCCATCTCCTTCCCCTCGGCCTGCACGCGCGCGCCGTAGAGCGGGTCGACCGAGTAGCGCTGGCCGCGAATGCCCTCGTAGACGTATGGCGAGACCGCTGAAGGCGAGGCCACCGAGGGCTGAGCGCCACGCGCGGCGACGTTCGGCGCGGGCGCAGCACCGGCCGGGCTCGGAAGCATCGGCATACGCCCGGCCGCCGTCTCGGGGCTCGCGCCTAACGCATTCCGCCGATAGAACGGATCGAACGGTTCCTGCCCGTAGGGATCGCCCCGGGTGTACGGCAGCGCGCCAGTGGTCGGGGGTGGCACCGCAGGGCTGGGCACGCCGTCGCGCTGACGGCCGTCGATCTGCGGCCCCGAGAACACGTTGCCGAAGTCCGGCCGACGACCGTGGAGCAGATCGTTCAACCCGCCCGCGATCCCCCGGACCCGCTGGCCCGGCGTCGGCGCGGGCGCGGTGGGGAGCGGGACGCCGCCCCGGGCGCGGATCTCGTTGCCCTCTTGCCGCTCCACCTCTTTCTTCCGCTGGTACTCGCCGATCGCCGAGCTGATCCCGCCGCTTAACGATTCGCCGAAGGTCGGCTCGTCCGGCCCGTAGATCGAGCGCAGGTTGAGTGAGTAGCGTGGCATCAGAAGCTCCCGGCGACCGAGCGCCCGACGTTCCAGCCCGTGGCCGCGCCGGCCGGGCCGCCTAACAGGAAGCCGCCGGCCGCGCCGAGCGCGCCGCCGATCGCGCTTCCGATCCCCCGCTTCCGGCGACGCGCGCGCTCCGCCTGCTCCCGCGCGGCGTTAATCATCTCCTCCCGCCGAGACTGCGCGATGTCGGTGGCGAACTCCGTCTGCCGCTCGCCGTACGCCCCTAGCGACGTGTCGTTGCGCTGCTGGAGTTCGGCCGCGCCTAACGCCTGCTGGCTCAGGTTATTCGTGAAGTCCGCCTGCGTGTCGCGAATGAGCTGCCCCTGATCCTCGTCGAAGAAGCCGGTGTTGAGTCGCCCCGATCCCACGGCCGCGCCGGAGAGATCCCGCAGCCGGCGATCGAGCCCGGCCGAGACGTTGGCGTACGCGCCGCGCGCCCAATCGTTCAGCGACTTCGAGGCGTCGAAGCTCGACGCGCGCGAGATATAGGCGTCCTGCGCCTGCTCACCGCGCCCACCCGCCGCCGCGCCCGTGGCATCCACGCCCGTCGTGTAGCCACCTAACGAGTAAGGATCGACGGGTGTCTTCGGCCGCATGAAGCGCCGCATCTGCTCCCACGTCATCGCTGGCATTGTCATCGGCCTACTCCGTGTAGAAGATCAGGCAGGTGAACGACCCTGCGCCATTCGCCGCATAGTGCGCCTCGATGAACGTGCGCTCCCCCGCCGTCGCCAGCCACGCATTGATGGCCGCCTCGACGAGCACCGCCGAGGCGGCGTCGAAGCTCTTGCACCGAAGGAGCTGCACCCGGACGCCCATCAGACCCCCACCGGCTGCGCGGCCGCGACGACGATCTCGTGCTCCACGTCGATCTCGTCGAAGCGAATATACGACGAGCCGCCGACCTCGAACGTCGTCTCGACCAGCGCCTGTACCCATGTCCCGCGCGGGTACGTCCGGAGCCGCTCGATGCCGCCCACGATCAGCGGCACGCTCAGCCCCACCTCCACCTTGTCGACCTTGCGGTCGACTTCGAGGAACGGCCCGCCGACGACGCCGGTGCCCGACAGCGCGAAGACCTGCGCCGCCTGCGCCACGCCGTCGATGATTGGCGTCACCCGGCAGCTCACGGCCGAGAAGTGCACGATCGAGAGATAGAGCGACGTGAAGACGCACTCGCCCGCCGTACCGCCCGGGGCGACCCGGTCGGTCTTCGCGAGCACGTTGTAGATCAGCCCATCGTCGAGGAAGCCGACTCCCGCCTCCAAGAGATGCGCCGCGTCGCGCGTGCCGAAGAACAGGCGCTTCCGCATCAGCAGTTCCCCGGGAGCACATTCGACGTCGCGGTCGGCGAGTAGTCGCTCGCGCCGAACTGCGTCCAGCGCGTGCGGTAGATCGCCTCGACGAAGTTGTAGCCGCAGCCCCCGGCGTCGATGAACAGGTCCGTCGCCGGGTAGGCCGTGAAGCCCTCCGCGCTGGAGTTGGTGCCCGGCGTGTACGAGTGGATGACGACCCCCACCGACCAGTTGGCGTCCGCGCCGGCCGGCCAATCCGCGCCCGTCCACGCGACGTGAAAGTGCATCGGCCCCGTGGCCGGATCATCGAGCGTGAGGTTCGCGAGGTTCGGCGGCCCGGCCCAATAGGAGTTGGCGAGCGTGAAGTAGGCCGACGCCACGCCCTCGGTCGAGACGTCCTTGGTCCTCCAGTTGATGAGCCGGCTGGAGTCGCCATTCGCGAGATCGAGCTGCGTCGGGTTGGCCGCGAGCGCCGCGCCGGCATGGGCGGTCCAGCTCCCGCCGCCGTCCGTCGAGTGCTCGAAGATGGAGAGCAGCTCGGGATGAAGCGCGGGCGTGGCCGTGCCGTCGCGCTGGAACGTGAAGCCGTGCGCCACGCCGCTCACACGGCTCCACGCGGGCGCGGCCCCGAAGAAGCCCTCGTTGATGACCGGCGCGGGCACCTGCGTCGTGCCGATCGCGCGCGAGGCGACGGGCCAGTCGAGCGGGTTGCTCGATGTGTAGCCCGAGCCCGGAATGCCAACGAGGGTGAATCGGACCGCCACGTCGTACGTGATGCCGAAGCGCGCAACGTTCGCGGCGATCGCCCCGCCCACGGGGTTCGCGGCCGCCGTTGCGATGCGGACCCAGAGGTCGCCCGCGTAGCGGCTCTTGGCCCAGAGTTCGATCTGCTCGCCGCCGGTGAGGCCGCCCACGGTCGTGTAGTTCGCCGTGAGCAGGCTGACGTCCCCGGCCGGCGCGCCGATCACGAGGCTGTCGAGCGTGGGGAAGGCCGCCGTCCCGATCGCCGACGCGCCGCCGCCGTCCGACTCGTAGAGCACCCCCGCCGAGGCCAGCTCCACCGCGTACGGCCGATAACTCCAGCGCTCCGCGCCCACCTCGCCGAGATGGTAGACGTACGCCCACTTCCCGAAGACGAACTCGACCTCCCGCCGGTCCGGCCGATAGCACGCGAAGCCGTAGGTCGGATCAGTCAGCGTCGCCAGCTCCGAGGGCGCGGGGCCGCCGAGGTCGAGGGGCAGCCCGAGATCCTCCGAGAGCCCGCCCACCGAACGGCGCGGCCCCTCGCCGGACCAGAAGTATTCGACGCCGCCGACCGTCACCGAGAGTCGGCTGGCGAGGATGCCGAAGAAGCGGTCCAGCGGCCTGATCCCGAACGTGGCGCGGTCGTAGCCCTCGATCACGGCGCGCGAGCTGGGCTTGCTGACCGTGAGCACCTGCCCCGCCTCCGCGCAGCGGAGCACCGGGTCGCCGCGCGTCCCCGCGATGAAGTAGTGCTCGGGGAGGAAGATCAGCTCCCCCGGCTTCGAGATCCGCACGACCTCGGCGCGGTTGTCGTCCCCCGCGTTCTCGCTGCCGTAGCCCCAACCGACGAGGTAGTTGAGGTAGGTCATCACGCCCCGGAAGAACACGTCGACGGGCGTCGGCGGCACCGTGGGGAGGTAGAGGTCCGCTTGCAGATTGACAATCGTGCCCGCACCCGGATCGTAGACCCGCGTGACCCTGCGCTTGCTGTAGATCGGCTCGTCGTGCGCGATGACGAGCCGGTCGTTGAAGTCGGCCGCGAGCACGCGCGGGAAGGCGTTGTCGGCCGCAAGCGTCCAGACCACCCCCACCAGCGAGACCACCGTGCCGTCCGCGCTGGAGAGGTAGAGCGTCACGTCGCGCGTGACCGTGTCGTACGTAATCACCGCGCCGATGCCTTCGCTGCGAATCGGGAAGATTCCGACGATCGCGTCGTGCGCGAGATCGTTCACGAGCCCTAGGCCGCCGCGCAGCTCCGCGCCGCCCTGCCGGAGATGCACGTTCCGGAGATCCCGGTACGCCGCCGACTCGGCGACGGCCGTCCCGCTGTAGCGGTCCAGCCCCCCACCGAAGGGCAGCGGCAGCTTGGTGCGGAGGCCCATGCTCAGACCATCGCGATCGTGGAGGTCTTGTAGCCGCCGCCGCTCTGGCGGATACGCACCTTGAGGTTCGAGCCCGCTTCGTCGAGGTAGAAGGTGATCTGGCTGTTCGCGATGTCGGCATCGACCGGCGCGGCGTTCTTCGCGCCGATCTTCACGAGCCCATTGAGCCGGACATGGTCGTTTGGTCCCTGCTGATCGACCGCGTCCGCCAGCCCCACGCCGGCAATGAGCAGCGGGTGAATCCGGAGCCCCACGTCCTTCTGGAGCCCCGAGCCCCCGGTGAGCTGCGCCGGCCCGACGCGGTAGTGCACCGTCTCCGCCGCCAGTGTGTGCCCCGTCGAGATCACGATGCCGGGCGAGTCGAAGTCGTAGTAGGGCACCCCGCCCGGATGGCGGCCCAGCTCGTTCATGCCGCCCTGCCATGACACCTGCTCGCCCGCGCCCCCGAGCCACGGCAGCGAGATGGATTTGGCCGCCACCGCCTGCGCCTGCACCTCCCCGGCGTTCGTGCGGCGAAACAGCACGAGCGGCCCGAGCCCCGCCATGTCGATCTGATACGCCTCGACCGACAGCCCCATTTGGAAGCGGTGGCTGCGCCAATCCACGAACGGCCCGCCGCCGTACGTCTCCTGCCATTCGCCGGTGCGGGCGTTGAGCGGGTCCCACATGCGGTTGTCGGGGAAGTCGCCACCTGTGCCGAAGATGATGCCCTTGACCTTGATGCCCCAGAACTGCTGCGCCCGGAACAGATACGCTCCGTCCGTGATGCGATTCTCGAAGCTGCACATCTCGATCACGAGCGGCCCGGTGTTGGCGTCGTTCGCGAGGAAGGCATCCATGCACCACTCGGGGTCGAAGCGCCCGCCGAAGGTCTTGTGTGTTGCCATGCCGCCTGCGCCGCCCATGCCGTCGATCCAGACTTGCCGGAGGCACAGCTCCGAGTTGGTGCCGACGTCGAACGTCGGCTCCGCCGCGCCTGAGATGCGGATGGCGTTCTCGCAGACCGAGAGCGAGTTCTCGTAGGCTTGGAAGCCACCGTTCAAGCAGTTGATGCCGGCGAACCATGAGTTGCATTGGTTGTCGCGGATCGTCTGTCGCTTCGCGTTCGAGTTGGGGCCGATGCGGATGCCCGAGCCCTTGTTCTCGCCGATCAGCGATTGAATACCCACGACTGCCGCGACTGCCGCGACCGTGAGCGTGCCGTGCGTGGCGTCGGTGACTGTGGCGATCGTCGTGTCGAGCGCGCGGTTCACGCCGCCCGCGACCGCGCCCGCCTTGAGAATGCGGATGCGCTTCCCCACGTCGCCGGCCGTGAGCGTCGTCACGCCGGTCACCGTGAAGTTCACCGAGCCCGCGCCCACCGAGATGAAGGCGAAGCGCAGGAAGCTGTCGCCGTTGAACAGCAGGCAGTGCTCGACGTGATGGTACTCCTGATTCTGGATGGTGGCATAACGACAGATGTCGACCGCCTGACAGTCGGTGTTGAAGGCGTTGAACACCTTGCAGTACGTGATCGAGCAGATCGACCCGATGCCGAGATTGATCCCCGTGTCGACGTTGTTATAGTCCCGCGTGCCGTAGCCGCTCAGCAGGAACCCCGTGCCCGCCTCGTGGCCGACGCGATTGATCGTGATGTTGAGCCCCGTCACGCGGCACTTGCGGCAGCGATCGAGCACGAACGGGAAGCCGCCAGCCGCCCCGTTGTAGAGGATCTCGGGCACGCCGTCGTCGTAGCCCGCCTTCAGGCCGCTGTCAATCTCGACTTGGAAGCGCCCGGAGAGCACGAGCGTTCCACAGAGGAACTTCCGCCGAGGCAGTGGGCGGAGCACCGCGTTGTTCGGGATCGCCGCAAGGCAGGCGTTGAACGCCGCCGTGTCATCCGTGACGCCATCGCCGACCACGCCCCAATGTTCGAGGTAGAAGACCGTGACGGTCTTGTTGTTGGTGAATTTGACCGTCCCACCTAACGAGAGATCGAAGTGCTTCTGGAGGCTGGCGTCGAACTCGCCGTTGATGTCGATATTGACGCCGACGTTCGGCTGAAGGACTGCGTTGTCGGTGAGGGTGAGATGATTGCTGAACGACATGTTGGCGTCGACGCGGTAGAGCCCCGCGTTCACTTCGCCACGTCCCACGGTCGCGGCGGCCGTGTCCATGTCGATCAGTGCCTGACGATCGTTATGTGCGCCGTCGCCCCATGCGCCCTTCGAGGAGGCACGCACGAGCGGACCCGCCCCGCCGGTGACGCCATCGTTCAGCCACCGCGCCAAGACGGCATCGCGCCGCTGGATGAAGCCGGTCTGCCGATTCCACGCCAGCTCCTCGCCGACCGGCGCGGTGTAGAACGCATCGCGCGCGGCCGTGGTCGCGAAGGCCCGCATCGCGGAGCCTTGCGCCTGCGGATCTTCCCAGCCGGTGTTGGTCGCGTTACGAATCCGGAGCCGTGGCGGCGAGACCGAGGTGTCGTACCAGCCCTTGTCCGCGCCGATCGCGCCGGGGTCGATCGCCTGACGAATGCTGAAGGGATGCAGGGCATCGAGGCCCGTTATGTTGCGGTGTTCCATATCGTCGGTGGTGGGTTGCCCTGTCGGGTCACGTTGACGGATGGAGCCGCCGGTGCCGGCGGCGCAGTGACGGGATCTCCGGCCACTGTGATGTTCTCGATGTCGTCCGCCCGAGCCCACGTCGTCACGGGCCGGTCTTCAGCCATTGTCCGCCTCCTTCCGCGCCGCGTGCGGCGGCCGCGTGAATCGTGAGGTCATCGGGATCGAGCGCTCGACGTGCAACTTCCATCCCTCCAAGAGCCCCGTCTCCTCGTTCGCGAGCTGGCCTAACGCCTTGTCGCGCTCGGTCGGGTCGATGCCGCGCGCCGCGTTGACGAGCCACATGGCGAGGTCCACCACGAGCAGCTCGTCGTGCGGGGCCGGGATCTCCGTCGCCGTCGCGCCGTCCGTGGCGAGGTACGCCTTCGGCATGAGCGCGTAGTAGACGCGGATCTCGTTCACGAGCGCGAGATCCGCGCCGACGCCCTTGAGGATCTGGTGGCGCAGCGTGGCGCGCGGCGCGTCCTCGGCGTTGAGGTCGCCTAACGGGACGATGGCGATGTTGGTGCCGATCGCCGGCCCGCCGCCCGAGATGGCGTTGACCTCGACGCGCTGGATCTGCTCCGGCGTGGGCACCGGATCGGCGATGTCGGCGAGGTCCACGCGATCGCCCGAGGCGTGGTCGACGTTCGCCGTCGAGACGACGCCGTAGTAGTCCTGATTCGCGTCGGTCGCGACGAGCACGAGCTGCTGCTGCCGGACGCCGATGCGCCGGAACATCGACGCCCGCGACTTCGGGTACGTCTTCGTGAACTCGCTCACGCGCTCGATCGCGAGATCGGCGATGGCATCGCAGGTCAGCATCAGGCCGCCGGAGCGAGGTGCGCGGCGATCAACGCCGGCACGTTGAAGGTGCGCGGAGCCCCGTAGCGATACACGCGGGGCGTGGTCTCATGTTCGAGGAACGCGGCAAAGAGCTGCGCCCAATGATCGCGCCCCGCCTCGATGACGCCGCGCTCGTCGGCCCGCCGGTCCTTGAGCGCGAAGTACATGGCCGTCTCGTGCACGAGCAGATCGTCGAACTGCGTCGGCCAGAGCGCGGTGATCGGCGTGTCGATCGTGGCCGGCTTGGGGAAGATTTGCGAGTAGAACACCGTGAGCGCGTTGGCGGCGACCGGCCCCGGTGCGTACGCGGGGATGGGCCGATAGACCTGCGTCAGCGACCAGACCGCCGGCCGTGAGGCGTCTGCCTGCAAGTCGTTGCGCGGCACGACGATCACTTCCTGCCCCGCCGGGTTCTCGATGTACCACACCAGCTCCGCGTCCGCCGGTCGCGCCCAGCCTGCGCCGGCATAGACGACCGCCGCCTGCGCGCCGAAGAACTCCGGGTTGAGCCGCGCGGCATAGGCCCAGCAGCCACGCGCCGCGCGCGTCACGACGTCGAGCATCTCCGCGTCGGGCGCGATCTGGAGCGGCTTGTTGAGCCCGGAGAAGCCGAGCGCCGCGAGGACGATGTCACGAGGGCTGCTCACGGGGGCCACACGTCGCGGGTGAGGAACACTTGGCCGGTCAGCCGGTTGATGACGTCATCGAGGTAGGTCTGCTCGGCCGCCGCCGCGATCTGTGCGAAGACCCCCACGTCGATCGGCGGCGCGCTGGAGTCCATCGAGCCCCGCCGCGCCATGAACAGCGCGAGGTTCTCGACGCACGCCAGCTCCGCCGCGTCGGGCACGGGCAGCACGTCGGCGGCCGTCGCCAGCTCGACCGGCAAAGGCACGTACGCGATCCCGATGGAGCCGAGCCCCGTCCAGAGACTCGCGGGCGAGCGAAGGAACAGCGTGTCGCCGATCTGCCACGCCGCCGCCACGGGCGCGTTCCACGCATCCTTGGTCTGGGCGTTGAGCAGAGCGATTGGGTAATTCTGCTGCGGGTTGGACGTCGCGGGGTCGATCGCCATGACCGACGCGATGTAGCGATTCGCCGGGAGCGCGATCCCGGCGTCGTGATTCGCCAACGGCAGGTTGGTGAGCAACTGGACGCGCAGCGCCTCGGGGTCGATCGCGGTGATCTTCCCGTGGAGCGCCCGCACGTAGTCCGACAAGAAGCGGCGCGCCATCCGTACCGGCACCCGCTTCTCGTCGAACGACGCATGGCGATCGCGCGCCTTGTCGAGAACGGTTCCCGTCAAGATCGCCATGAGCGCCTCCTACTTCTTCGCCTGCTTTTTGGCGGCCTTCTTCACCGCCTTGAGCACGTCCTCCTTCAGCACCGTGCCACCCGCCCCGGAGCCCTCGATCTCGCCGAGATCCACGCCGAGCGCGTCGGCCTCGTCTTCCAACTCGGCCTTGGTCATCGACTCGTAATCCGTCTCGGCCCCGTTCTCCCCGTTTCCCCCGTTCCCCTCCTCCCCACCCACGCCCTTCGGCACGCCCTGCCGTGGACCCGTGCCGCTCGACTCGACCGCGACGTGGCGGTTCGGCTTGGTCGGCGTCTTCCCGCCCGGCTCGCCCGGCCCCGAGGAGATGTCCAGCCCCTTCTCGTCGGCGATCGTCTTCATCTGCGCGTCGACGTCCGCCTGAATCGCGTCGGCGTCCGCGAGCCGGTTGTTCTCCTCCTGCCGGCGCAGCATCCGACCGATCTGCTCGCGGTGCACCTTGTCGAGATCCGCGCGCTGGCCCGCCAGCTCACGGTGCCGACCGAGCAGCGCCGCGATCTCGTCGAGCACGTCGGCGCGGCCCTGCCCTTTGATCCCGCGCTCGACCTCTTGGAAGATGCGGAGTGCATCGTCTCGCGCGCCGCCGTCCCGCGCCAGCTCCGCCTCGTACAGCGAGTCGAAGAAGGTCGGGTTCTCGGCGAGGATGTCGCGCAGATCGTCGATGGAGACCGTGCCCCCGTCCGTCGCCTCGCCGCGCGTGTTGCCCGGCGTGACGTCGTTCACCACGCGGACCCCGTGCTCCGTGTTCCGCTTGGCGATGTTGGTGGGGCCGGTGTCGGGGATCGCACCGCGCACGCGCACGCCGAAGACGCTCGCGCCGCCCTGCTCCTCCCGCACCGCCTTGTCGTACTCCGCGTCGCCGATCACCCGGCGGCCGAAGCCCTTGTTGCCTACCGTCATGGGAAAGTCCTCCCGTCGTTAGGTCGTTATGAGCTGCTCCACCAGCCGAGCGAGCAGTCTCTTATCCGACAAGCACTTACGGCAATATCAACTTGCCACGGCCGCCACTGCTACCTCCCGGCCCAACGAGGAGCCGGCCGCGCATCTCGCGGCGGTAGTGCGCGCGGCCATCCGTAGCGAGGTACTGGTTGAAGTTGGCGGCCGCGACGCGCCGCCGTTCTTCGTCCGAGGCCGCGACGAGCCGCTCCTCCACGACCTGATCGCCCTCGCCCCGACGCCAGTGAGCGTCGCGCGCGCGGAAGTCTTCGAGGATGGTCGTCTCGTACTCGTCCGGCCCGGGGTTCACGAGCATCAGGCCGCTCGGGTCCGGGCCGATGTATTCCTCGATCTGGGCGAAGCCCTGTAGGAGCAGCTTGCCTAACAACACGTTGCGCGGATTGGGGATGCTGCGGCGCTCCTCCATCGCAAGGATCGCCTCCCCGCGCCGCTGGCGTTCATCCGTGCGACGCACGGCTCCGAGCCGCCACCGGCCACTCACCCGATAGCGGATCTCCCGCTCCGGGCGCATGACCGTGCCGCCATGTTCGTCGACGACAGGCATCTCGTTCACGCTCTCGACCCACCGGCCGAAGTAGATCAGCTCGACCGTGGGGTCGATGTCGCGCAGTGCAGCCATGAGCAGGAGAGGCGCATCGCGCCCCTCCATGCTCTCGATCTGCACGAGCCGCTGGTAGCTCACGGGCTGCTCCTATAGACCCGAGCCCGCCACCGCACGGTCACGAGAACGTCGTCCATCACCGCACCGGCGTCCGTCGTGAGGTAAATGTCGATCGTGTCCGTCGCGAGGCCGAAGCGGGCGTTGGTCGCGAGGACCGCTCCCGCTGCCGGCGCGTTGCCGACGCCAATACCCGGCGCGAACGTCGCGCCTAACGCCGTTACGCCGCTCACGCGCACGTCCACGCGCGCGGCCGCGTTGGCTGTGCGAGCCCACGCGGTCACGCTCAGGATCTCGAACTTGACGCCCGGGGTGTAGCGCCCGAACGCCACGCCAGCCTGCGAGATCGGCGTGAGTTCCTTCTGGAACTCGAACCGCCGGACCGCGATCTCACTGGATGGCGAGATGTCGTTGTCTCGAACGACGCTCACTGAAACCTCCTCGTTAGGGTGAGAAGGCTCAGTAGTTGAACTTGCGCGTCAGTCCCTCGATGCGGAAATTGCGCCGGGGCATGATGCACGCGAGCTGCTCGTACAGCTTGCCGAAGGCGAAGTACGCATCTTTGCGGCCGACGTTGTCGGTCACGAGGTTCCAGATCGACCCGCCGCGCGCGATCCACTGCCACGTCCCGAGGGTGAAGCGCCGCCACGTCGAGGTGTTGAGCCCGAAGGCCACCTGCGGCGGGAGCTTGCGCGCCGTCCGGAAGGGAATGGTGCGGTCGCCTAACAGGATCGACAGCGAGCCCTTCCCGCCCGTGTAGTTGCGCGGGTCGTTCAGGTTGCGATCCTGCTTCATGTCCTGCCAGTAGCCGATCGGCGCGTGGGGGGACATGACGAGCGCGTTGATCTTGGACGTGGTCGACGTCGACGTCACCGCGTCCGTGATGATCAGCAGGTCTTCGGTCAGGTTGCCGTTGTACGGCGCGACCGAAGCGTCGATGACACGGGCGTTGAACTGCCGGTTGCCCGCGCGCGTGACGTTGTTGTACGTGGCGAGGATGGAGCCGTTGTCCACGGCCGCCAAGAGCCCCGCCAGCTCGCGATCAACGCCGCCGTTCTGCGAGCTGACGCCCGCTTGGTCACCGGCGAAGATGTAGTCGGAGTCGGCGATGGCCGCCTGAAGGGCCGGGTCCATCGTCGTCGAGAGCGCGCCGGCCGTCTCGTCGATGTTGTCGACCGAGGCCGCCTGCGTGGTGCCGGCGTTTTTGATGACCGCACCGGCTGCCGTGGCGGAGAAGACGATCGTCTCGCCCTCTTGGAACTGGAGCCACGCATCCTCATACCCCGTGACGCCTAACGCGCGATCGACCGTGAGCGCCGTGACCACGCGGCCACCGGCGACCCAGCCCACCTTCACGCGCGCTTTGATGCCTGCGCCGAAGCCGATGTACATGCGGTCCATCTCGGCCACGACCCGCTCCTTCGTGTCGGGGAGGGCGCGCTCCATGTAGTTGATGAAGCTGCCCTCGTCGCCGACCACCTTCTCCATCACGTCGCCGGACATCTCGACCACGCCCATGATCTTCTTCAGGAAGATGCGCGACTCGATCGCGCGCACGACCTGCGGGACCGGGATGTAGTCGTTCTCGGCTCGGGCACCGGCCGCGCCCGCGAGGCGAAGGTAATGCGCCATCGAGACGTACTTGCCGCCGGTCGTCTCGTCCGTCTGGATGTTGAAGTCCGTTTTGAACATGTCCATCAGCTCGGACTCGACCACGATGTCGCGGATCAGCGGGTCCGAGTAGATGATCTTCATGAGCGTGTCGAGGCTCGTCGTCGTCGTCGTCACGCCCGCAACGAAGGGCATGGCGAGCGCCGGGTGTGCCCCGACGATCATCGCGGCGAGGGACGCCCCGACCAAGAGGCCGAGGTAGAACAGCCGCGAGCGAACAAACCGTGTCATGAGCGTCAGCTCCTAGTTGCTAGTGAGGGTGGCGCTGTCAGTAGGCTTTTACGCCTTTCTTCACGCGGCCGCGATGCCATTCAATGGTCGCGGCGATCCCGAGCGGGTTCCCGTCCTTGTCTCGTGGCGGCGTGAGGTCGTTGCGCGAGGTTGGTGCGCCAGCGCCCCCGGAGGGGATGGCGGCCACTGCGCGACGGCGATCTTGGCTCGCGACGAACGCTTGCCCGTTCGGCTTGCTGCTGGGCCGGCCGTTAGGCGGCTGGTGCCCGTTGCCATTCGGCGCGGCTGGTGCACGACCCGCCAGCGGGGAGCGACCCCGAGGCGCGCGGCGAAGGGCGGCTCGCTGCATCCGCTGGCTGGCCTCTCCGGGGTCAATCCCGAGAGCAGTCAGGCGACGCTGGAGCAGTGTCGGTAAATCGTGGAGCGGAATCGTGAGCAGATCGTACCGATCTGCGTATTCCTTCAGATCGCGCAGCATGTCCGCGAAGGCAACATTGGCGCGCTCGGCGTCAAGGGTCTCGGGAATCACGCTGGCGACGGCTTGCTGAATCTGGGAGAGGTTCTCGCGGACCTCTCGTCGCTGGACGATGGCACGACTCGCCTCGTCACGATAGTCGGCACGGCGGCCCTTCTGCTCCGCCGCCACGAGCCGCGCTTCGTTCGGGTCCGCGACCATCTTGGCGAGTGTCGGCTGGAGCCGCTGCCACACCTCGGGCTGCGTCAGCGCACCGAGCACGAGATGGTCGAGCGCCTGCTGGTCCTGCCCGATGACGTTGAGCGCGAAGCCAACCGGGTCGGTCGTTACCGACTCGCGCATCTGGTCGATCTCGTCGAAGGATTGGAGCACCTCCTGCTCGCGCCGGTCGATCTGTGAGGCTTGGCTCACGATCTCACGCAGGCGCGAGGCGACGGCGGGGTCTTCAAACTCGACGTGCAGCTCCTCCTCGTCCTCGGTGAGGCCGGGGATGACGACCGCGCGCTCCTCGGGGACGTCCGCCCCCTCCTCGTCGCCCTCGTCCGGCACCGGGGGCTGCCCCTGCTCGTCCGGCACGACGCCGTGCTCCTCGGGACGGACCTCGCGCTGCTCACCCGGGTCCGGGCGCGGCGTCTCCTCGACCGCCTCGTCCGGCTGCCCGCCGGGGATCTCGCGGCGGAGCTGGTCCTGCGCGAACTGGCCGCCCTGCGGCTGCCCACCGGCGACCCGGGGCTGCGCGGCCGCGCGTGCAGCAGCGGCGGACGAGGGCGGCATCGCCGAGCCGCCCTGCGCGAGACGCGCGCGGGCCTCGTCGGTCGCCTGCTCGATGTTGGACTTGGCGGGAGCAGACGCCCCCGTGTTCGGCATCACGATCATCTGCGCGTTGGAGCCCGGTTCGGGCTTGAGCGGTGCGGCCATGATGGTCCCTACTGAGTGAGGCCGGGCGCGGTCGCGCCGGCAACGGTGGGCATGACGCCACCCGGCACGGGTGTCGTCGGAGGAGTAGGCGGAATCGGTCGCCCGGACGTATCACCTGCTGGCTTCTTACCGTTCGCCGATGGAGGTCCCCCGCCGCCGCCCGGGCGTCCCCCGCCAGCGGCTCCGCCGGGGACGCCCATGCCTGCGAGCGCATTCATCTGCGCGGCGGCTTTGGCGGCCTTCTGGGACTGATTGAACAGGTGCGCCTGCCGGTGCATGGCGAAGGCGTCTTGGAGCTGGGGGTCGATCTTCAGGAACTCGGGGCTCGCCATGAAGTTCTCGTGCACCGCGAGATGCGCCTCGTCGTCGTACCACTCGTAGACGGGGATCATCTGCGCCGGGGTGCCGAGCACCAACTTCCCGTTCTCCTGCTCGGCTGTGGTCGTGTGGACGCCGCCGGGTTTGGCGAAGCGTGAGAGATGCGGCATGTTCGCCACCTCCCAGAACTTCCGCTTCGCGGCCGGCAGGGTCGGATCGCCGAACAGCCCCATGCCGTAGAACGTGAGCGCCTTCTCCTGCTTCTCGCCGCGCCCTTCGGGGAGCATCGACTCGACGTCGGGGCGGACGTTGCACTTCCCTTCCTTCCACAGCTCGGGGTAGATCACCACCGTGCGCGCGATGTTGTCGTCGCCCGCGTAGTGGAGCGTGGTCTCCATGTCCCAGATCAGCGGCATGAAGGCCATCCAGTTCTCGTAGAGCCGCCCGTACTCGCCGGCCATCCGGCGCATGGTCGGCCCGAGGAAGCGGTCCGTGTTGAACCGCACCTCCTTCACCTTCTCGCCCGAATCGCCGGGCGTCCCCGGATCGTTCGCCCCTGCCGTGAAGCCGATCTGGTTGAAGAAGGCGACCATCTGCTCCATGTGCTTGTAGACGTCGTCGGAGAGCTTCGGCGGCTGCACATGCTCGATCGCCTGCACGCCGGGCCGGCGGTTCACGACGTAGTTCTGCCCCGGCATGTTCGAGCGCTGCCCGGGCTTGAGCCCCGACTGCGCGTCGATCATCGTCTGCGGGTTGGCGTTGAGCGCGACGTGATCGCGGATGCGGCCGTGGTCGTCGTTGATCGCGCGCTGGATCGGGTTCAAATCCTCCTGAATCGTCGAGCCCCCCGGCCGCCCGGCGAGGCGGACGAACTCGAAGGTGTTGAGCGGCGAGGTGTAGGGGAACGCTGCCGGCCGAGGCCCGTCCCGCAGCACGCGCTCCGGGGTGGCGACGAGCCAGCGCCCGCCGGGCTGGTCCGGCGTCTTCTCCATCCCCGGACGGGCGCACGGCGCTTCCCAGAGCTGCGTTAGCTCGACGTAGCCATCCACGTTCGAGGCCGCGCCCCAACGGTCGATCATCCCCTCGACCGCGCCGTAGAAGCCGGTGCCGTAGAGGAGCCGCTCCAGCTCCCCGACGTCCGAGACCTGCCCGCCACGCACGGTCGGCTCGACCTCGATGCCGAACATGTCGTAGACTTCCTCGGGCGCGTGGAAGCTGCGGATGAAGTGCCGGCGCTTCTGGTACCACGGCTGCGGCCCCCAGCTCCCGCGCACCTGCATCGGGGCGAGCACGTCGCACTCGATCGCGCCGACCGGTGTCTCGTGCGGCGCGCCCGTGGGCACCATCTCCCCGCGCGAGGGGTCGCTGGGATCGGAGACCCGCCAGTTGGCGCGCGGCTGCCCATCGGGACCGTACGGCACGCCCTCCTGCATCGGGTACTGCCCCTGCCCGCCGTCCTGATCCGAGATCGGCTGGTCGTAGAGGTCGACCATCGGGAGCATCCCCTGCCCGGTCCACTGGCGCATCTGGCCCTTATGGGGGTTGATGCGGGTGAGGAGATGGCCCCGGCCGGCGGCGAGGAGCCACGAGCACAGCCGGTCGTGGACGTCCTCCATGTTCGCCTCGAACCACGCCGTCTTCATGGCGATGTCGAGGATCTCGGCCAGCTCGGCGTCGGCGCGATCGGGGCCGGGCACGAAGGTGACGATCGGCTGGTTCTCCGTCATCCGCGCCTGCGTAATGATCGCCCACGGCTTGATGACGTTGATGACCGGGCGCGCACGCCAGCGGCGCTCAGCCTCGGGCATCCACTCCGTCGAGTCGATCCAGCGCCCCGTGATCGGATGGTAGACCGAGTGCTGGAGCCCGCACAGCATTCGGACGTTCTCCTCGACCTGCCGGTTCTGTTGCCTGACGAGATCGTCGAAGGCCGACCAGCCGGCCCGGACGAGCGTCAGGCGCGCGCCGTCGTACTGCGGCTCGTCGTCGGTGGGGCTCTCGCGGAGCGGCACGAAGCGGGACCACGACGAGGCCCCGCCCGATGACGTGGTCTTGTCGCTGGTAATCACCGCCGGTGCCGTCATGCTGCGGAGTCCTCCGTGCCCGATGTCGCGGAAACTAATGGTTCTCCTTGTCCCGTCAAACGTTCCGCCGCCTCACGATCCACCTTCTGCTCCGCCAGCGCGGTGAACCGCCGCATCGCTTCGCGCCCTTGGTCCATGATGATCGCCTTCAGGCTGTAGCCCGTGAGCACCTCCTTCGGCGCGCCCCGCACCCACGCCGCGATCCGCGCGCACGAGGGGAGATCGCCGGGGATCTTCCGCGCCGCGAGCTGGATGTACGTCTTCACCGAGTAGACCGACAGGTGCAGCTCGCGCGCGATCTCGGGCGGCGACATGCCGATGCCAATGAGCACCGCCACGACCTCCTGCATCGGGGAGAGCGGCTTCTTGAGCCGCACGCGGTCGATCACCGTCGTTGGAATCGCCATCAGTCCCTCACGGGTACCATGAGCACGGGCTCGGGGCTGAAGCCGGCGACGATCGACCGGACCTCCGCCATCAGCTCCTCGTCCGTGGGCGGCTTGACGCCCATCGCCTCGTAATCCCGTCGTAAGGCACGCACCCCCTCGGCCATCGTCTCGTCCGAGATGCGCGCTCGCAAATCCCGCTCCGGATCGCTCGACTCGGTCACCACGGCAGGTGACGGTGTCGGCGTGCCGAACGTCACGGTCGCGCCGATCTGCTTGAGCGCCTCACGATAGAAGTCGTGCAGCCGCTGGTGCTCGGTGAACCGGCGCGCGTCCGCGATCAGCTCGCGCCGCCACAGGCCGTAGCACGCGGCGCTCAGCACGCCGATCGTGATGACCCAGATGGCGAAGAACACGCCTAACACTATGCTCGACAACTCCATGCGATGCCTCACTGCGGTGGCGGGGACGGGACGACGTTCGACGCACTGCCGCGCCGGCTGACCAGCCAGCGCCAGAGCCGGCGGTACCACCGACTCTCGATCACGACGCGGTGTTGCCGCGTCAACATGGCGAGCAGCTCGGCGCGCGTGACCTTGTAGCTCGCCTTCTCGGGCCAGCGCGCGAAGTCGAAATACTCCGAGAGGCGCTCCTCGCGGCGCGCGACGCCTAACGGTGGGCGCTTGCGGAACCCTTGGCTCACGTCACACCCCCGCGAGATCCGCCGCGAGCAGCGTGGTCACGATCGCCCGGAACAGATGGTCCTTGACCTGCTGGGCGAGCGGTAGCTTGTCGTACGGCACGAGACACGGATGCGTCTTCGCGACCGGGTCTTTCGTCGTGCCGTACACCCAGCCCTCCCGCACCTTGATGGTGCACCACGCCTCGTGCTGCTCCTCCGCCGACGTGGCTAGGCCATCGGCCACGGCCCGGATGCCGGCAATCGCGCTCTCGCGCTGCCAGCCCGCCGCCGCGTCCCACGGGAGCTGTGAGGTGTCGCCTAACGTCTCGCAGTAGGCGCGGTTAGCTTCGTGGACGACGCGGGCGATGTCTTCGACGCGCATGGTCAGACTCCGGTGAGATACGTGTAGAGCCCCGGGTCGTCCGACATGGACGCCGGGAGCGGGCGATCGCGGTACAGGTGCTCGACCATGAAGTGCAACGTCTGCTTCGAGAAGGCGCGGACCGGCCCCTTGAAGAACGTGCCGATCGGCCGCGCCGGCCGGGACGCCATGCCCACGCGGAGCGCGTCGTAGCCATCGTCGCCGCCCTCGCCGGTCTCCGGGTCGCAGTCGACCTTGAGCACGTCCTCGGGGTCCGACTCGTCGGTCACCATCGTTTCGAGCTGCTCGAACAACCACCGATTGCCCGGCGTGTCGAAGAAGCGGAGCGCGGGCGTTGCATCGGCTCCCTCGGGTCCAAGTCCGCGCCACGCAAGGTAATAGCGTAGATTGTTCAGGCCCTTCTTCCGGTCGATGTTGCCCTGCGCGAGCACGAGGTCGTGATCCCGCAACATCTCCTCTTGGATCGAAGGCGTGGCGTCGGAGCGATCTTTCCGCTCCTGCATGGGATACAGGTCTGAGTGGATGTAATCCAACTTCTCGACCGGCACCCGCGACTTGATCCGCTCGGCGACTTGCGGCGGCTTCTGGCGTCGGCCCCGCACGGTGTCGATGACGAACACGTCCCCGTCCTCGGTGACCGTCATCCAGCACAAGACCCACCAGTGCGCGTAGCCGTAGTCGAGCCCAGCAAAGTGCCGCCAGTCGGGGGGGATCTTGAACGGGCGGACGAGATGTACCGCCTCGTCCAGCTCGTCCAGCGCTGTGCCTACGCCCGCGTTCCAGTCGCCGTACAGCAGTTGCCGCCGCAGCACTTCCGGCAGCGTCGCAAGCTGGGCCATGTACAGCGGGTCGGTCGCATAGATCGGGTTGTCGAGCACCGTGCCCGGAATGAAGCGCCGACTGAGGCGCGCGACCGATCCGTTCGGCAGCCGCACGCGGCGAATGATGATCCGCCGGCCGTCCTCCCCGCAGGGCTTGATGAAGCGCCGCTTGAGCCACGTATGGCCCGCCTTCCCGGGGTTCCCGGTGCCCCGCCACATGCGAAGAATCGACGGGTCGGGCGACCGGATCTCCGCCTGCTCCAAGTCGATCGTCCGCTCGTCCGGCACGTTGGCGACCTCGTCGTGCCCGATGAAGCTCCACTCCTTCCCCTGAATGCGGTCGACGTCCGCCGGGGTGCCGATCGCCTCGAATTTGAGCGTCGCGCCCGAGGGCCACGTCCAACGCCGCAGATCCCCCCGCCAAAACGGGCGTGACCCCATCTTGGGAAACAGCCGGTGCGTGCGGTCGATCAGCTCCTCCATCTGCGGCCCGGTCTCGCGGCAGAGGAGCGCCTTGTAGCGCGGCTTGTGGACCTGCCGCACCGCCGACGCGATCAGGCAATCCGACTTCCCCGGCCCCTTCGCCCCGCCGCCGAAGACCTCGAACTCGGCCGCGTTGACGAAGCTGGTCTGCATCCCGGGGAACGGAGCCCACAGGACGCGCACCCGGTTGGGATCGAACGGCTTGGGACTCATGCACCTGCGTACACGCGATTCAGTGCCTCCGCCAAGGCGCGGGCGCGGTCCCTCAAGAGGCGCTCGCCCTCCTGCCGGTCTGTCACCCTCACCACGATGTTGCGCCCCGTCTGCGGGTCAATGCGGCTCACGAAGAACTCCCCGTTGAGCGCCCACCAGATCCAGCGATTCGGCTGGGGCGGTTCATGATCCGCCATCACGGAAGCGGCCCGTCAGGCCGTTTTTCCACATCCCGCCCTGCACCAGCGCGACCCCTTCGGCGAAGTCGTCCATGTGCCGCACCGGCGGCAGGCCCATCTCCTCGACGACCGTCTCGGGCGGCGCGTCGGCGAGCGAGGGCAGCTCCATGACAATGCCAGCGTTGGTGATCGCGCGGAGGGCCTCGGCCTGCTCACGCAGCGTGCTGGCTTGGTTCGGCCGGCCGAGCCCGAGCGCGGTGTCGGCCGCCGCATCGAGCACGCGCGCGCAGCGCTCCCGTTCGCGCTCCCGTGCCTTCGCCATCGACTTCGCGAAGCCTTCGAGGTCCATCTCGATCTTGCGTCCCATCGCTACCTCCGATCGCGTTGAAGCCCGGGACCGCTCCTCTGCCCACTTCCGCAATTCGATCAGGTCGTAGACCACAGCGCGTCCGAGCTTGAAGTACGGCGGCCCACCGCCCACGACGCGCCACTTCGCCAGCGTCGCGGGGGAAATCCCGAGGAGATCAGCGGCCTTCGGCGTCCTGAGCAGAGCCCTTTTCCGCATAGCTACCTCGTGTCGTGATCGGGGAGCGGCACCGGGACCATCACCTTGACCCGGCGGTTCGTGATCCCCTGCACCTGCTGGGCGTACTCCATGAGCCCGTAGCGCCGAGCGAGAGCGACGAGGATCGACTCCACGCGCTCCCGCGCCTGCGTCCGAAGCTGGATGATGTGCTGGTGCTCCGTGTACCAGACGACCGTCTCCGCCACGCAGGTCACCAGCGCCGGCCCCTTGAGCACCTTCGAGCCCGCGCCGAGCCAGTCGGCGACCATCTCGTCCACGACGTACGCGGGCGGGAGGAGCTGGAGGAGCGGCCCCTCGTCCTGCTTGAGCAGCCAGTGCTGCCAGTGGTGGTCATTCCGGTGCTGGTGCTTGAGCCACGCAACGTTGAAGGCGTAGCGCTGCGAGCGTCGCTGCTCGTCGACTTCGCGCCGGATCAGCGCATAGCGCGGGTCGGCCTCGTCCACGACGTCGAGCCCGTGGCCCCGGAGCGCGTCGTCGAGGAGGTTCTTGCCATAGAACATCTCGACGTACGGCCGCCACTCGTCCGGCCGGAACTTCGAGAGATCGTGCACGAGCAGCCGCCATGTGAGGCGCAGCCGATGCTCGCGCGTCACCGCCCACGCGATCACGAGCCCTGCGAGGGCGACATACCACTTGTGCAGGAGCACGTAGCGGAGATAGCGGAGATGCCGCACGGCTACCGCACCAGCTTGTAGACGCGCACCTCGGCGATCGCCACCTCGGACGCCGCCGCCGCCACCGCGCCGATCACGACGCGGATACGCTCGTTGAGCGCAACGACCACGCGCTCGCGCACGACGATCGTCGAGACGCCCGCCGGGCACATGCCTAACGTGTTGACCGTGGCATTGTTCGCCGCGTTCCGGTGCTCGATCTGGAGGTGCTTCCCCGCCGCGAGCGTGCCCGAGAAGCCGAGCGAGACCTCGACGTAGTACGTGCCGGCGGCGAGCGCGCCGGAGTCGGCCACGACCGCGTTGGCGGCCGGCGCGCTGGCATTGCCTGACGCGGCGGTCGGGTTGATCGTCGGCTCGCCCCCGATGTGCACGGCCGCGTCTTCCAGCACGAGGTTGCGGTTGACGACGCTCGGGTCGGGGATGACCGTGGACGACGCGCCTAACGGCCCACGCGGAGCGCCCGGCCGCGCGGCGTCCTCGATCGCCCGGAGATGGCTGTCGGCCACGACCGGCGCGAGCCCTTCGACGGGCGTGGGCTCGTAGTCGTCGTCGACGAGCGACGCGCGCCGATTGACGACATGCCCGCGCACCTCGATCTCGCCGCCTTCCTCGCCCGGCTTCGCGAACCAGCGCTCGTACCGGCCCGCCGGCCGCCGTTTGGTCGTTGCCATCGGTCGTCTCCTCTAGGGGGTGTCCATCAGGGTACCGGGTCCGCGAGCCCGGCAGCGATCAATGCGGCCCCGAGGCTCTCCGGTATGCCACCCGGCTCCACGATGGACCACACCTCGGCGACGATCCGCGTGAACGAGCGCACCGGGTCGCCGGCCCGCGTGCGATGCGTGAGCAGCAGCAACGGCTTATCGACGGTGTGGGCCGCCGTGAACGCCTTCGCATCGAGCGCGCGCTGGAGCACCACGCCCGTCGTGCCGACCAGCTCCGGCGTGTTGATGCCGGCGAGGCGGAGCTGCTGGCTGCTGTACGTCCAGAAGCCGAGGTCGACGAGCGCCTCGATCGTATCGCCGTCGAGCGCGCGCACGCCGATGGCGCGGAGGTAGCCGTCGCGGGCGGCCGCCTCGTAGCTGTAGGGGTGCTGCTCGAATAGCGTCATATCTCGTCGCTGAAGCGCTGGGTCGGCTTCACGCGCCCCTTCGCCTTCTTGGTGCGCTTCCCCTCGGCGCGCTTCGCGGCAGCGTGGGCGATCGCGAACGCCTTGCTCTCGTCGCCGTCGTTGTCCGCGTATGCGTTGTTGAACGCCTGCTGCGCCGCCTTCTGTCCGTGGCTGCTGTACTTCTTGAACTGCGCCGGCAGCTCACTTGTCGACTTGTACGGCATGGCCGACCTCCGCGAAGAACGTGGTAATGGCATCGCGCAGGACGCGGGCGTTCTGCACGTTGGTCTGATCCGCCGCGAGGATGCCGAGCTGCACCCCGGCGTCGAGGATCATAACGACCGCACGGAGCTGCTTGGAGCGCAGATCCTGTGCGCCCGGGCCGCCGTGCTTCGAGAGATCCACGAGCTGCGCCATTTATCGCGACCTCCAGAGCCGCCACACGGGATAGAGCCACCACGGCATCACGAGCGTGAGGTTCGCCCACGGGTCGCGCACCGCGCACCAGCCGAACGGCACCGTGAGCCCGTAGCGCTCGCGCACGATGTCCGTCCGCACGGCGATGAACCCGCCCCAGCGCCGCCAGCTCGGCCAGTACACCCGCCACGGCAACGACGCTAGCGTGGCGCGCAGCCGCGCCCGCGCCGCCTGCCGCACGAACGGCTGCATGGCCTCGGCGATGAATGCATCGAGCACTGCGTCGAACTCCCGCATGAGCTACCCACCTCCGCGATCTGAGCGTGCGACGAGCGAAGGACCAATTCAACGCTCGCTATACACTAGCGACCACCTCGACCCCTTCCGTCCGTTCTCCCCGATCACGGGTAGACTGCAAACACCGTCGCGTTCCCCGGCTTGAGCGCGGTTGCCCGGCCCGTGCGGAACGTGACGTACACGACCGAGGTGTCGCTGCTGAACCAACGAATCGTCGCCATCTTGGTCACCTCGCGGACCTTACCGAAGCCACACTGGATCGCCCGCAGGTAAATCGACTGCTTGAGCGAGAGCTGGTAGTTGGTCGGCACCACGATGACGGTGTCCTTGAACGCCGCGAGCGAGGTGCTCCCCGGCGGGCAGTAGTGCGCGAGCGAGTCGACGACCTGCGCCCGCAGCGGCCCCGCCCACACGAGCAGGATGATGACCACGAGCAGGCCGATCGCGCAGCGGAGCACGCGCTCACGGGCCGGGGGCGACAACGGGAGGGGAAGGCGCACGTTAGGCTTCCTCGTCGGTGAAGGTGTAGAGCACGAGCCAGTGCGACGGGTTGCCGCACGAGCAGGGCGTGCTCACGCGCGGCATCGTCTCGCGCGTGAACTCCGCGCCGAAGCCGCACGGCATGAGGACGAGCTGCGGGTAGTCGAGCACATCGAGCGTCGTGTCGAGCTGCCCGCGTGGTCCGTTGATGGCGAGCCCGATGTAGAGCGCGGTGGTCTCGTCGACGCCGCCGAAGTAGGCCGGGTCGATGCGGTGGTACTCTTGGCCCTGCGGCTCGTCGTCGCTCATTCGGGCTCGCGCTCCTCGACCGGCTGAAGGGTGCCGGGGCAGGGCTCGGTCGTGCCCGGCTCCGGAGGCGGATGGTTCGGTTGCTGCCGCACGAGGCGCGTGCCGCCGCAGCGCTGGTCTGTCGCGTCGTACTTGAGCACGTCGGGGTAGTGCTGCTCGCGGCCGCAGCCGTTGCACTTGTACATCACGGGATCACCGGAGGTGGAGTCAGCTCGATCGCCGAGCAGGCTTCGCCCTGTGCCTGCACCAGCCGGTCGGCGACATCGAACGGGAGCCACGCGCGGCCGCCCTCGGAGCCGGCCCACTCGCGCCCCCACGAGTTGACGATACGGAACGCCCAGCGCTTTTGCGAGAAGCCCACGACGAGATACGCATGGCCGCCGGCCACGGTGCCCTTGTCGTGCAGGTACGCCCGCGCATCGGGCACGAACATCTCCTCATACCAGTCCGTGCCGAACACGAGCGGCCCGCGCGTGAGCACCCACTGCCGGCAGGTCTCCGCGTCGAACGCCCAGCGGAACTCGCCGACGCGGTGGCGGTCGACGAGCGCCTTGACGCCGCCGCGCACCGAGGTGCCGTCGTAGCCCGTGCCCGGCCACTCGTCGCGCTCCTGCGCCTCGGTGTAGAGCTGGTGCACGAAGGCGACGCCGCCGAGGGCGGAGAGCGTGTCCTTGAGCGGCGCGGCCATCAGGAACCCGGTCCATGCGTTCGCGACGCACTCGGAGGTCTGCCCCTGATTGAGCACGACGCCGGCCGACCAGTAGCGCGTGAGCACCACCGGCGGGGGCGTGATGGCCCGCAGCAGGTAGCGATGGTCGTTCGCGTCGGGCGAGGCTTTGCGCCCGAGCCCGTGCTTCTGGATCGCGGCGTCGATTCGCTTCAGACGGGACAGGCTCATTCGTCGTCTCCTCGTTCCTCGGTGGCCGGCACGTACGGCGGAGCCTTCTGCGGGCTGAGATCAAACAGCGGCTTGGGGCGCGCGTCCGTCTTCGCGCGGCAGGTCGGGCACTGCTCGCCCCGATGCGCGACCGCCGTCCCGCACGAGATGCAGCACGGCTGCGTCGTGATCGTCGGCACCTCGCCCTGCGCCGGCACCAGCTCGGGCGCGAACTTCCGCACCGCTGCCGCGAGGAGCTGGACCTCCCGAGGCGTCACCCCTCGGCCGTGCGTTCTTTCCACACGCAGCACCGCCGCGCGCACTTTTGTGAGATCGACCTCGATGGGCTCGATGACGGCGAGCCGGTCGGCGGGATCAGGCAGTGTGGGATCGGAAGGTCCGGTCATAGATCGCTCGGGTGACGATGGTTTCGCTGCAATGGTTCGACTCCGGCAGCTCGTAGTCGGGCGGGAGAATGAGATCCCCGTGGAACGTGCAGTGCGAGAAGAATGGCGCGGTGTTCAGCACCTCGGTCGGGCCGATGAAGTTGCAGTGCGCGAACGTGAGCGGACCGGCGATCGACAGCGGGCCGATGAACGTTAGTTCCGCGAGGAGCGAGGGCGGCCCTTTGGCCGGCATGAGGGTGACGGTCACTGGCCGCCACCGTTCCCACGGACGTCGCGCCGCATCCGGCGACGGGCAAGGATCTGCTGCTCCAGCGTGGGCGGGGCAGGCGGCGGCTCCGGCGGCGGCTCCTCGCCCGGGTGCGTGCCGTTCCCGATGCCCTTCATGGGGTCTTCGTCGACCTCGACGACCTCGTGCCCTTCCGGCACCGTCGCGCCAGTGGTCTCCGAAAACTCGGGTGGAGAGCCGTTCCCTGACGCCAGTATCCCGCCACTCGACCGGAGCTGCTCGTTCCGCTCCTGCACCGCCACCAGCTCCAGCTCCCCGAGCGCGAAGACGCCGGGTAGCTCGTCCATGCCCGTCTCGTCGTGCTTGTTGTGGCCCATGCCGACGTCGATCAGCGTCGCGATCGCGTTCACCTGCACCGAGGCGGGCGCGGGGACGGTGACGACATTGCCGGCCATCGTGGGTACGTCGAACTTCTGCACGCCCATGCCGATGTCGTAGAGCCTCGGGATCACTTCGGGCAGCAGCTCGGAGCGTACCCAATCGCGCACCAGCTTCGTCGGGACGACCGAGAACGCCTCCTCGGGCGCAGCGATCAGCGGCTTCCGCGCCGTGCGCCGCATGGCGAGCGCTTCGCTCTGCGCCGCCTCGGCCTTGGCGTACGCATCCTCGGCCACCTCCTGCGCGCGGCTCACACCCTGCTCGATCTCCCGCATCCGCTGCGCGAGCCAGTTGCGCGCCTCCTCCTTCATGCCGGGATGCTCCAGATCCGATTCAGCTCGTCGCGGAGCTGGCCGAGCATCTCGTCCCGCGCCAACAGCCGGTCCGCCAGCTCCATCGTGTCGTACTGCTGCGGCGCGATGAAGCCCGAGACCGTGAGCGAGCCATCGGCCGCCACGCTGACGGTGACCGCGACCGGGGGTGGCTTCCAGCCCTCGACGTTGACCGGCTGGTCGCCGACAGTGAGGTCCATCGCCGACGTGCTCGATGCGTCGATCACCTTCACCTCGGTCGGATCTAACTGCGGCTCCCGCAACGGCTTAGCGTCAGGCGGGAGCTTGTGGTAATCGCGGTCAGCCATCGCATGTCTCCTCGAAACTGAAGACGGGGGGCGCAGGAGTGTCCGTTGTCTTCCCCGCGAGGTCGACTCCGACAAAACGGCACTCAGGGACCGTTGCCACCCCGGCATCTCCCCCCTAACGACTGCATAGTGCGTGGGGGCCGAAAATAGCGCAACACCACCTCACCCGAGCGTAGTCCCGTGCGGGACCAAAGAGCCAAGTGCCCGTGCCCGTGAGACTTACGCGGTACTTGACAGGACACGGTGTCCGGTGGTAGGATTCAGGCGGCCGGACGAAGCGGCCGATCGGCGGGAAACGGGCGGATGGCCCGGCGCGGCAAGGATGTGAGCCCCAACGCGACAGACGGTCGGTGCGAGCGAGCCGGTGGTGGGAAAGCGGTTATTTGACAATTCGACGCACCGACCTCGGGCACTTCCCCCCGAGCGAGAGCCCCGGAGCATCCCCGGGCGCGTCGTCGCATCTGTCAGTCCCGTTTCACACCTTGAGCGTGGAGGTACCCGATGGAACCCCGAAGCATTACCGACGTCGAGGAGGCGGCCGGTCGCGAGCACGTCGCGCCCACGCCGCCGAGCACGGTCGAAGCCTTCCTGACCGTGGCGTCGAGCATCCGCAGCCCGAACGGGCCGATCGAGCGCACGAGTCAGGTGGACCGCACCGCCACCAAGCGGGCCGAGATCCTGACGCACTCGCACGAGAGTAACGGCGGCACGATGGTCGGCTACACGCACTACCCCGATGGCACCGTCTCCCTCACGATCGGCCGAGGGGATCAGGTGCTCGCGGGCGTCTACATCCGCCCCGACGCGGACTCCGACGTCGTCTCCGGCGTGCGCTCGCCGGTCGAAGTGGACCTGCCCACGGGCGCAGTCGTGCGGTGGGCGAAGTGAAGCAGCGCATCCTTCGGCGCGTTATGACCGCGCAGCGCACCCGCATGACGCAGACCGAGAACGACGAGAAGCGGCAGACGTGGGTGCGGCTGCCGTTCTCCACCATCACCGGCGAGGTCGAGCTGCACATCGACATCGACGCCGTCGTCAACTACCTCGGCCAGAAAGCGCTCCTCTCGAAAGGCAAGCGCGCACGCGCCATGAGCGGCGACATCGAGGTGTGCGTCATCACCCGCAAGGAAACCAAGCTGTAACCCCGTACGAGGGCCACGCCCGCCCGTGGGCGTGGCCCTTCCAACCGCCTGTGAGAGTCCATGTCACTCCATCCGCTGTCAACCGCCATCGCCGGCCAGTTGATCGGCCGCGACCGTGAGGCGCAGCTCCTCACGCTCGCCCTGATCGCCCGCGAGCACGTCCTGCTCGTCGGCCCGCCGGGCACCGCGAAGTCTCTCCTCTGCCGCACCGCCGCCGCCGCGATCAGCGACGCGCGCTACTGCGAGCGGCTCCTCTCGCCCACCACCGCCCCCGAGGCCCTCTGGGGGCCGGTCTCGATCGCGGCGCTCCGCCAAGATCGGTACGAGCACATCACGGCCGGCTACGCGGCCGACGCGCACGTCCTGTATCTCGACGAGATCGGACGCGCCTCGGCGGCGATTCAAGACTCGCTGCTCCACCTGCTCGGCCCCGAACGGCAAGCGCTGATCGGGACGCAGCAGATCAAGACCCCGCTGGTCTCGGCGATCGCCTCGGCGAATACGTGGCCCGAAGACGCCGCGATGCTCGACCGCTGGACGCTCCGCGCCACGGTGAACTACCTCGGCGCTGGGCTCCGTCGCCAGCTCCTCACGTTCGCCCCGCCGGCCCTCGCGCCGGTGTGCACGCTCGCCGATCTCGACGTCGCCAATCAGCTCGCGGGCCGGAAGCAGTGGAGCCCGGCGGCGTACGAGACGCTCGACCTGATCCTCGCGGATCTCGACGAGGCCGGCATCTCGGTGTCCGATCGTCGCTTGCGCTCAGCGGACAAGATCGCCCGCGCCTCGGCCGTCATGCGTGGCGCGCCGATCGTCGAGCCGATCGACTTGGAGCCCCTCCAGTACGTCCTCTGGTCGGTGCCCGAGCAGGCCGCGCCGGCCGCGCAGAAAGTCGTCGCTCGCGCCAACCCACTCGGCGCGAAACTCGATGCCATCCTGATCGAGACCGACGAGCTGGTCCGGCACGCGACCGACGCGGCGACGCGGATGGACGCGATCACGAAGATCGACACGCTGGTCAAGGAAGCGCAGCAGCTCGCCGCCCAGCCGGGCGCGAACGGCCGCGCCGCGAAGACGGTCACCTACGTCAAGCAGGCGCACGTCCGCTTGCAGGCGACCGCGATGGGGCTCCCAGCCGCCAAGGTCGAGGCGATGCTGGCCGCGATGGCGTCATGAGCGGGTTGGGGAGTACACGGGCGTCAAGGAAGACGGAACAACCACCGCAGCCCTCGGGCAACGCGGGCGAGTTACGTGGACTTAACAGTTCCGGCCCATCCTCCCTAATCCTGCTTTCCTCACACTGGATCAGGCCCACATGAGCGACGATCTCAAGACCCTCCTCGGCGACGGTCAGGCGGCAGCGGGCGACGTGGCCCGCTTCACCGCTCCGGTCGAGGAGTCACCCACGGTGCTCGACACGGACCGCTGGACCAAGCGGGCCGGCGCGCGCCTCGCGGACACATGGACCGAGGCCGGCGTCGAGAGCGCCGACCCGCTCGTCGCGGCCGACGCGATCGAGACCCTGCTCTCGCCCAACCCCACACCGGCCGAGCGCCCCGCCGACGTCAACCGGGCGCAGTGGTGGCAGCAGTTGCTCGCCGCGCCCGAGTGCAACGCGCTCCGGGCGCGCACGATCGGCCAGCCGGCGCTCGCGGAGATCGCCTCGGGCGAGCTGGCGCAGCAGTGGAATGCGTACGTCGCCGAGCACCCCAAGCCGACCGACCCCGAGACCGAATCGGCACAGGACTCGATCGCCCGGATGCGGTCGACGCGCGAGGCGCTCAAGCAGGCGGCCGACGCGGCTGACGCGGCCGAGGCGATCGGCGCAGGGCTCGGGCTCGGCTCCGGGCTCGGGCTCGACGGCAACAAGCTGGCCGGCTACACGCGCCGGCTCCGGGCACAGCCGAACCTCGTGAACATTATGCGGCTCGCGGGGCGGTTCATCGCCAAGGCCCAGCGCCTCCAGCGCGAGCGCACGGACCTGCCCGGCATGGAGATTACCGGCATCGAGCTGTCCGGCGATCTCGCGCGGATGCTCCCGATCGAGGCCGGGCTGGTCGCTGGCGCGGTCCCTGAGCTGGAGTTGCTCGCGATGCACCGACTCGCCAATCGGCGCGCATTATCCTATCGACGGATCACGCGCAGCCCGGTGGCGATGGGGCCGATCGTCGTCTCGCTCGACGAGTCAGGCTCGATGACCGGTGAGAAGATCGAAGCCGCCAAAGGGCTCTGCCTTGCGATGGCCTCGATCGCCCGCGCGCAAAAGCGGCCGTTCGCGCTCTCCGCGTTCTCGGGCACCCCGGAGATCCGCGTCGTCGATCACACGGCGAGCCCCGACGCGATCATCGAGTGGCTCACCGCGTTCTACTCGGGCGGCACCTCGCTCGACGGGCCGCTCCACACGCTCCCGACGACGGCATGGCCGAAGGGGCCAGTCGGCGCGCGCGCGGATCACATCATCATCACCGACGACGACGTCGGCCTGCCTGACGAGTTACTCACGAGCTACCGCGCGTGGGCGAAGCAGATGCACGTCCGCACGTTCGGCATTGGCGTCGAGGTCCGCAAAGCCCCGACGCTCCAGCGCTTCTGTGACGCAGGCGTCTGGACCATCCCATCGCTCGACCTCAACCAACCGGGCCTCGATGTCATCCTGAGCATCGGACCCACCTCCACGGAGTCCCTGTGAACACACCCATCGGTTTCATCGTCTCGTGGTCCACCCCGGCCACCGTGCAGCTCGCCGACCTCCGCGCCGGCCTCACCCTCGCCGGACTGAAGCCCGACGAGTTCGCGCCGGATCTCCTGCCCCGCTCGATCGTCGCCCGCACCGCCGGCCACG